TCATTCGCTACGCCGCGTTCTTGGACTTTCGTTTCGCAGATGCTTCCTCAGGAAGGTGAGGCTATCTCTGTTAGTCGTCTACACGACCTGATTGCAGGTACTGTTGGCGATGGTATCGCAACCAAGTTCATGGCACACCGTGCGGTTGCTGGTAAACTTCCTAACCCGACTGACATTCTGAACGGCAAAGTCAAAACTCTTCCTCGCGAAGCAAAAGAAATCTCTGCGATGTTCTCGCTCACCGCTTCTATGTGTTACGAACTCAAGGACTTCGTTGATCGTAACGGTAAGGAAAAGATGGACGAACTCTACAAGATGGCAGACAACTTCTTCCGTTTCATGATGGACAACTTTGAAACTGAAATGACTGTTCTTGGTGGTCGTACTGCACTGAAGGTCTACAAACTTCCGCTTGAACCGCGTAAAGTTCCGTGCATTGAAGAATTCTTCAAAAAGTACGGCAAACTGATCATCGAAGCACATAACGCATAATAAAAAATCCTTTCTGTTGATTATGAACTTGGGAGAGGTCGTTGACTTCTCCCTCTTTTTTTAGTATAATAGTATCAAAGGAGTAAAAATGTTAAAACAAGATTACATTTTACCAGAAAACTGTTATCATGAAATATATTGGGACAACACTCCTGAATTTGAAAGAGTGCGTTCTATATGCCTACAAGAAAAAAACAATTGGCTAGTTGACAACTATACCGAAAAAAATATGGACCTTGCGGACCAAAGAGGGTATTCGGTAGTTTATAGTAAGTTCGATGATAGCCCAATAATGATGTCCGGTGTGATGGCATCTGGTCTATGGCCGCAACACGTTGCCCGCACACTGAATAGGTTATGGGTGTTCCCAGAATATCGTCAACCAACCGTATCTGGTATCGTACACCTGAATAAAACTGCTCGGATTCACATGACTGAGCCACTTATGGAAGTAAACAACTATAAACTATACTTTGTCAGTATGCAATCGCGAACAGGCAAGAGTGAAAAGAATTGGTGGAAGTGGGCAAAACATGCATTTCATGCTGCTAATGATGGTTGGAAGGACAGTGACCTTATGATCAGGGTCATTGATAAACCAGTGAAGAAGGCATACCAAAACTTTTTTTATTATGAAGTGGAAGAGGGTTACTTTGATACTTGGGAAAACAAACCACTAATATCACGTGAAGATTGGTCAGAATTACCAGATGGAAAATAAATTCTTGACATATCCGCATCCTCTGCTATATTAATAGAGTAATGACTGAAAGGACGAATCATATGCAAGTCAAACCTGACACTATCAAAACAGAAGACGATTTCAACGCTGTTCTTGATGATATCTTGAAAGAAAATGGTATCGAGGTCGATTCCGACTCTGACGATATTGTAGAATTCGATTATACTGATCTTCAAGTTAAGGAGATGATTGTATCTGGTCGTGTTCGTATGCTGATCAAGCATCCGTTCTTCGGCACTCTTGCTACTCGTCTGAAACTGGTTGAAACTGGTGGTTGGTGTCCGACTGCTGCGGTAGACGGTAAACACTTCTACTACAACCCAGACTTCTTCCGTACTCTAACGCCCGAAGAAATTGACTTCGTGGTTGGTCACGAGGTTATGCACTGCGTGTATGAACACTGCGGCGAAGGTGGTCGTTTGATGGATTTTGACGATAGCAATCGTGATCCCAAACTCTGGAACATCGCGGCTGACTATAAAGTCAACCAAGCATGTGTCGAGGCACGTATTGGTAAGATGCCAAAGCAGGCGCTGTATGATCGTAAATACTACGACAAGTATACTGAAGAAATCTATGCAGACCTCAAGGAAGAGCAAAAGAAAAATCCCAATGCTCACGGCGGTAAGGAAACTCTAGACCAACACTTGTTTGGTGATGGTGACGGACAAGGTTCTGGCGAGAACGATCCTACTGGTCGCAAGGCACCTATCAAGATTTCGAAGGAAGAAGCAAAGGCGATTAAGGATCAAATGAAGCAGGCTGTACTACAGGCTGCACAAACCGCAGGCGCTGGAAACATGCCGGGTGATATCAAGCGTATCATTAAGGAGATGACCGAACCAAAGATGGACTGGCGTGAATATCTCAATCTGAGTATTCAAAGCGTTCTGAAAAGTGATTTCACTTGGATGCGGCAATCTCGCAAGTCCCGTACTATGGGTATCTATCTGCCGGGTCTTGACAACGATGTTGAGGTTGAGGCTGCGATTGGTATCGACGTTTCGGGTTCTATCTCTCACGAAATGATTAAAGATTTCATGGGTGAGATTTACGGCATCATGCAACAGTTCCAAAGTTTCAAACTGACTGTTTGGACTTTTGATACTCAGGTCTACTCTGAATCAGTTAAGGTGTTCACCCCATTCAATGCTGAGGAAATTCGCGAATACGAAATCATCGGCTGTGGTGGCACTGACTTTGAATGTAACTGGACTTTCATGGAAGAAAACGATATCAACCCTAGCAAGTTCGTTATGTTCACAGATGGTTATCCGTTCGGGTCTTGGGGCAATGAGGCGTATTGCGATACGCTGTTTGTTATTCACGGTTCCGACCATATCATCCCACCATTTGGTGAGTACACCTACTACAAAAATTAAAAGGGCAGAGCATCCAGTTGCTCTACCTTGAGCAACTGGAAAGATAAATATTCACATGAGCGATACACTATTATTAAATGCAGACGGTTCACCGCTGGCAGTGACTCCACTTTCTACACTAACGTGGCAGGAAGCAATGAAACTTGTTGTACTAGAGCGCGTCAACGTGCTTGAATGGTACAAAGGTTGGGAGATTCATACTTCCCGGCAAACGTTTAAAGTTCCCTCTGTGGTATCTGTTAAAGAATATATACCAATTTCACAATCAGGAGTAAACTTTAGCCGTCAGAATGTATACATTCGTGACGGTTTTGTATGCCAATATTGTGGTGATTTATTCCATGCAAAGGACTTGACACTTGATCACGTCCTACCAAAATCGCGTGGTGGTAAAACAAACTGGGAAAATATTACAACTGCATGTAAACCGTGTAACCATAGTAAGGGTAACAATGCGCGTATTGTACCAAAGAAAAAACCAACACGACCAAACTTCTACCAAGTATTGAACCGTAAGAACTTCCACATCACAGTTAAGGATGAAAAATGGTTGAACTACCTTCAATGGCCAGAAGAATACGTCCGAATGGCTGTATAATAATCGCTTGACATTAATCACAAAATCAATTATAATGTATGTATGAATTGTGCAAATTCATATTATATATAATATTAAATAAATCACGACAAAGGAGTAACATATGTCAGAAGAAGCACAAGTAGCAGAAGCACCACAGGCTCCTGCTGTTACCGTAAACGATCTTGCAAACGTTTATGCAATCATTGATCTAGCCTCAAAGCGCGGTGCATTCCAAGCATCAGAGCTAACCGCAGTAGGTTCAGTTGCAAACAAAATCAAAGCATTTGTTGACCACATTGCAGCACAAACAGCGGCGGCGGAAGAAGCAGCGGCGCCAGCAGAGGGCGGTGAGGCTTAATGGCTTTTCTTAAACACGTTGGTAGACACTCAGGTACAGGTCAACGCCTGAGTGTCGCATTCCTACAACTGCCAGACGACAAAGAAAACGCGTTAGTAGTATATAGTGACTCACTACCAGACCGCTACCATCAAGATTTTATGGCAGCAGTTGAATCGAATGAAGGTCAGGCTGCAAAAAGCCTGTATGAAGTTCTTGCACGTAAAGTATTTTGGCATGGTACTACTATGCTAGAAACACTACATAAAGAAAATCATTTGGTTAAGATTCCTACTTCACAAATCATCATGACACCAAATTCAAACACTAGTATTCCACTAAATGATATTTTGGCACAGATGGATGGATTTGAAGTTTCAGAAGATGCAATCGCAGATAACGATACCACTCAAACTGTAACTGAATCCCAAGTTGATATTAATGTAGACGAATCTAAGAAGGACGAGAACAAGCAAATTGCACAAAACTTGTTAGTGCAGGCGCAATTACTTGAAGAAGATGCAAAGCGCAAACGTGCAGAAGCATACAAGTATGATCCTTCTCTCGCCCCCAAGGAATCAAAGGTTACTATTACACCAGCATCAGAAGATGGTGAACCTACTAAAAAACGCGGTCGTGGCAGACCACCAAAAACTGTAGAGGCATAAAGTATGCATCGTAGTGATATCTTAAAACTTATTGAAACAGAACGCGAAAGACAATTAAATTTGCCCGGTAGCGAATTAGATGCAAACAATTCTCCAAACGATTGGATAGCTATTGCATCTTACTACCTGTCTCAGGAAGCACGGAGAGCAACTACGATGCAACCTCATGCAGATGAATTCATCAATGAACTTATCAAAGCGGCGGCAGTAATTGTTGCCGCTTTGGAACATGCTGATAACATGAAAAACAAAGGCGATCTTTCATAAATGGAATACGATAGAGAGGGAGAATTTGAGCGGATCATGGAAGAAATCTTCCCAATGAGTATTCCTGCTCAATTCGTAAAAAATCTTGTTGTTAAACTAAACAACGGACAAAGCGTAATTCTCAAAGGAGATGAATTACTACAACCACTACCAGTATCAAATGATCTTAGCTGGGACAAACTAGTGGAACAATTTGACAGGATCGAAGACATTGAAGTGTTCATCGATATGCCTGCAATTCAAAACAATGTTGCGTTTAACGTAAAGCAAATTCTAAGCGCACATTTCCAAGCACAATATAAGAAAAAGAATGATTAATATGATTATTGCTGCCGATGAAAACGGCGGCATAGGTTATAAGAATGGTCTACCATGGCCAAAGAACGATAAAGACATGAAATACTTTCAGAAAATAACTGAAGGTAATGTCGTCGTTATGGGATCGAACACGTGGAGAAGTTCGGGCACATACTATCATAACAGCGACAACGCAATAAAATATGTTGTATCCTCCCAAAATATGTTCAACTTTCCAGGTGTGTTTGACACCTACGACCCAACTCACGATAAAATAGAAGACATTCTGTTATCAATTGAGTTCCGTCACCCAGGACGAGAAGTGTTCATTACAGGTGGTAAAACGCTATACGATGCTGCATACAAAATTTGCGATAGAGTATATCTAACTGACATACATGGTAAGTACCGTTGTGATACATTTTGTGACATCAGCAAATACATAGAGAACAAGAGCATAGTTAGCTCAACCTCGGAAGCTGCAACACGTAGTGGTCCGGGAATACAATTTTCAATATGGGAGGCAAACTAATGACAACAAAATCAATCTGGGCAGAAGGTGATTACCTTGACCTTCTGTATACTGTACTAGATACAGGTGAAGTTCGTGATCAAGAACGAACAGGTGTAGGAACAAAGTCACGTTTTATGGCATGGCTCATATTTGATTTAAACCGTGGGTTTCCCCTACTTACAACAAAGAAAGTAAACTTCAATGCAGTAGCAAGTGAATTGCTTTGGTTCATTGAGGGTTCTGACGATGAACGTAGACTTGCTGAAATTCATTATGGAAAGCCAAGAGAAGAACTTGTAGGCAAAACTACTATTTGGACTGCGAATGCAGACGCACAGGGGGTTGCTCTAGGATATGAGAACACAGACACAGTTAAGAAGTTAGGACCTGTATATGGCGTTCAGTGGCGTAACTGGAATGGCATTGACCAACTTGCTAAACTAATCGAACAGATTAAAACAAATCCTCAGTCACGCCGTCATATTCTAAGTGCTTGGAACGTGTCTGATATCGATGCTATGGCGCTCCCGCCGTGTCATACATTCTCACAGTTTTATGTCAACAACGATGGCGAACTGTCTTGCAATCTATATCAACGTAGTGCAGATTTGTTTCTAGGTGTTCCGTTCAACATTGCATCATATGCTCTACTAACACATATGATTGCACAAGTTTGTGATCTGAAGGTTGGCGAGTTTGTTCACACAATCGGTGATGCTCATATCTATATGAACCATAAAAATGCCATTGAGGAACAGTTGTCACGGGCAGAGGATATACGTCTGTTTCCTGAACTAAAAATTAATCCAAATGTTAAAAATATTGATGATTTTACGATGGATGATTTTGAGATTGTTGGGTATGACCCACACCCGTTTATTAAAGCAGAAATGGCAGTGTAAAGAAAAACCCGCGTAAGCGGGTTTTTTATTGTCTTATATTCCGAACTTAAAACTTTGATCTCCGGGATAGATTGGCACTTGCGCGCCCGGTGCCCGTTTTGGTATCTTACTGTCTGCACTTGATACACAACTATCTGAGATACATGGTCTTGGCGAGTCGAAAAGTCTGAACCCACCCTCAACGAAACCAAGTGGTCGGTCAGAACAACTATATGAACGTTTGATTGTTCCATCTGGTTCACGAATAACAATACCCTTAAACCCACTTGTACACTCCCAACCTTTGAACTTGTTGAAGTTAAAGGCATTGAAGCGTTCTGCTTGATCCATATACCATTTCTTACCAGTCGAATCCTCAAACTCAACTTGCATAATCGGTGGAACATTTTTGTCGTCACCGTTTTCTGCATCCATCGTCCATAGGCTTTTGTGTGGTTTAGGTCTTACAACTTTCACCCCAGTTTCTTTTTGAATTTCATCAGTATATGCGCGTTGCGGCATACCATTGCGCATGATAGCAAGTTGTTCGTCTGTATAACCTTTAACCACGAATGATGCAGTGGGATCAGACTGTGGCTTTAGTGTAACGTTGATACCACGATTGTGGAAGTACATTGCGTTCTCCCAGTCACGATCAAACCATTCAGGAACAAGAACCATATTGATTGTCACTTGAACATCGTGTTCCATACAGAATAGAAGTTTATCTGCAAATTCATCTTTCTTCGCATATTCGCTATGATATGACGCAGTGATACTTGCACGGTGAAATGCTGCAACTGTATCACAATATTCCTGATGCCACTTTAAATTACGTGACATGTTTGTTGTCATATGTACAGAAGTATAGTTAGTATTGCCAACATCATCAGCAAGGTGTCTAAGAATGTCAAGGTATCCTGGGTGAAACGTAGGCTCACCCCCAGAAAGACTAAAGTGAAAACTATTGAAACCATTGTCACGGGCTTGCCTCTTTATTTCATCAATTGTCGCTAAACATAGTTCTGTTGGGCGATGGTCTTTACGATCAGAACGAGCATAAGGCCAACAATAAGAACACTTGTAGTTACAGAAACGACCTAGCAACCATGACACCGAAAACAAATCTCTATATAAAAGTGTACGCTGTCCTACTTTAACTAAGTCATGATATGGAATTTCAGTGAAATCATATTGTGACCAGTAGTTTGCATCTTTTTGAATTTCTTTTGTCATAGAATATCGCTATCCATTTCAAAGTTTACGCCGGGAATTAGTGGAGTAACTTTACTCACTTCGTTCTTACTGTTATCAAAGATTGACATATCTACAATATGACGATCTAGTGTTTCAAAATACTTTTCTTTAAATGCACTCTTTGGTGCGCAAAGACCACAACCGCATGTTTGCTTTGGGCAGATAACAGTTGGCATTTCTTTTGCTGCAAGTTGTTCTTTTAACTTATCTATAATCTTATCACCTTCACTAATCTTACCTAAACGACCTCTAGTTTGATCAAATTTAGCTTGACACGTTTGGTGATGGTATACACTATCAGTCTGTTGTTCAAGGTGTAGGAAAAACCAGTTAACAGAACAATGCCAACCCTTGAAGTTTCTGAAATTAACGAATGTACTCTTACGAGTATCACCTTGACTAGATAGACACATTTCGCGTGATCCGCAGCAAGGACGACCAATAGTCATAGCAAGTTTCTTTGGTTCTGACTTACCTTCAGTATTAACTTGTGTCACTGCATGTTGTGATTCAATCTGTACATCTTTTGGTGTAGGATCGTTCAATGCAGCGTTCTTGTCATTCCAGTAATCTTTCATCCATTGGATTTGTGCATCATTATAACGGTGTGCTTGATCGCTTGGACTTTCTGGTTCTTCGCCAATAACACGAGGAACATATTTGACGCTGTGCTTCTCTAGGAATCTGCAAAGGTCAACACATTCATCAAAGTATTGTGCGTGAAACATAACGTTTACCGACACTGAGAAGAAGCCTTCAGGATTGCTATGCATTGCTTCATGGAACTGTAGAATACGATCACGCACTTGCTTCTTTAGCTTGTCATCACTTTCTGCATGATAGCTAACAGTGATGTGATGGAAATGTTCGATAACAGCATTAGCCATCTTCTTACTCATTGCACCGTTGCTTGTTAAAGCAAATGAGGAATCCCAACGATCTGCATATTGTTCTGCATATGCTTTTTTAAGATATTCAATGAATGGAATAAAGTTAGGGTTTACAGTAGGTTCACCACCGGTGAAGCTAATACTTGCACCCTTTAGTGTTCTATGTTCTAGATAGGTGTCCATGTACTTGAACAAGAAGTCTGTACTGTTCTTCAACTCTTGCAATGTTGCATGTGGACTAAAATTGTCGTGTCTGTGTACTGGGCAATAACTACAGTCGTAGTTGCATCTGCGCCCAAGGTCCCATGATACCTGAAAGATATCGCCAGTTAATAGGTCAACTGTATCAAAACTCATTTATATATTCCTTAAACATAGGTTCGACTTCAATCAAACTTTCGTTTCTTATTTTATCTAATTTATTAGTATAGTCTACAAACTCATCCCAATGATCGGCGTGATATGAATCGCTATTCATATAACTACATATGCTATCACGTGCGTGTTTGGCAGCCTCAATTACATATTCTGGGAATCCCTGTTCTTCAACCCAGACAACAAAATCTTCATACTTCTGTGTAAGTTCAGATTTCATCTTGTCGGGTAGAACACGTATATTTAGATGCTTTGGGTGATGCGCTACATGGTGCGTCATTATAGGACGTTTCTTTGTTGAGCTTATACGCTTGAATTCACTCTCTTGTAATTTCCATTTCATAAAGTCAATAAGATGATTAACATTATATGCTGTAACAGTAACAGCCAACCAAGACATGATATTCATTGGCAAACCATCTACAGTCTTTAGATTTCGAAGCGTCTTATCCCATTTTGCTGGATTACGTTGATATTCTAGAACAGGTCCCATACCATCAACACTTGCACCTATCTGAACCATTTTAAAGTTCTTCCATAATTCCGTTACGCGTGTTGGTAGAGTACTCATATTTGTATTATACTCTATAACAATGTTTTTTGCAACACCTTGATCAACACAACGTTCAAGAAAATCATAGTGACGCTCAATTAACATTGGTTCACCGCCTGCAAAATATACGTGTTTGATATTCTTTGCATTCTTTTCCAAGAATTCCCAGAAAGGTTCATAGTTAGGCCAGTCGTAACCATCTGCTACTAGCTTATTACCTTTAGGATAAATCTTAACTGGTCCACTTGTTTCCCAAAATGAATCAGTTCCTGTTAGTTTCATGTAATCGTCGTACCAAGAGTCACTATCAGTTGGACCACACATGCGACACTTTAGATTACAGAAATTACCGAAGCGCAAATCGTAGAACATGATTTCTGTTTTGTCAACATCAATTGTACCATCTTCCGCAGTTTCATTTACTGCACGTTCAAACGAATACATCTTCTTGTCTATTTCGTATTTTCTGCGTGAGTCTAAACCGTTTTCTTCTTCACTTCTGCAACGTCCACATTCTTCACTCCAGATTCCGTTTAGCATGTTTACTCGCATTGCCTTCATCATTTCAGCATTGCGAGACTCAACTAAATCGTCTCTACCAGCATTATATGCTGTTCCATCCGGTTTTCTGATAACACCTTTATTCTTTGTTACATTGGCTTGACAGCACACTCTAACATCTCCGTTAGAACGTGCTGCCATAAACATCCAAGGAATAGGACAAAAAGTCTTAGACATCTATTACGAAATTCCTAACTGTTGCTTTGCCCAATTGCGTTCTTGACACCAGAAACAATCACCGCATTCGGGCACGTTGTCTGGGTTACCGTGCATTTGATACCACTTGGCATCCATACCCATTAGATTGGGATGATTGCAATCACCTTCACAACTTCTTGTTGCGTTAAACAACGCGATTTCGTTGTTGTTTAGGTACTGTTGTAATACCCAGTCTTTTTCAACTAGACGCAATGGTTCTAAAGCCCAGTTAACACCATTGTCGGATACATACGCAAGCTGATTAATTTCTATATCTTCTTCGTTGACATCGCGGGTTTTCATACGATCTTCGGTGGGGGTGTCAACTGTTGGGTTCTTTGTTGTTGCATTATATACTGCATCAAGTTTTAAATTGTGCGCCATAAATCTGTTGTATGTGTATACGATTACTTGATCACCTGATGAACCTTGCAGTGACGGATGTGTCAATGGACCGATTGCACCATGTTCAATCTGCGGCGGAATAAATGTTAGGTGTCGTTCACCAATAATATTTGGGAATCGAGCTTTCAACTCATTATATACACGCAATGCAATGTCAAACTGCCATGGGCGTGTCTCCCAACAACGCATAAATGTTATAATTTCAATTTTAATGTCATAATTGTTTTCTTCAATTATCTTACACAACACAAGAGCCATTGCAGCACTATCTGCTCCACCCGAAAGGTCAAGACCGACACGTCTCCATGATGGGTTAATAGGTATCGCGAGACCGTCTACAATGTGTGTTTTCAATCCAACACTGTAAAGATGCTCTTTGAACTTTTGTGTCATATGAAACTGTGTCATTGCTAAATTCTGTCGCATGTCGCCCTGCATAATTTCATCTTTTGAATTCATAAGCGTATCGTATTCATCTTGAATAATATTTTCAATGACAACACGTGAATGCGATGTGTCATCTCCCAATGTATATGGGAACTTTTCGTATAGTGCATTAATTTTGTCTAGGCTAATTTTACCCATGATTTACTCCTGTGTCTCTGGTCCGTTTGTTAAACGCTGTAACTGATTGCCTTCTGGCGTCTTTATTAATCTAAAGTCTTTAAATGCAGATTGGTTAAAATCTTTTTTGAATATTCCATCTACAGTACCTGCATAGTGTAAAAATGCTTCCCAATTTGCTTCATCTTGAATTACACCCGATAATACGTACTGTGACATTTCTTTAAGGGAACGATCTAAAGAATGGGATAATTCATCGTAACTTGGTTTGTCACCGCTGTAGAAAAAGCCTCTCAGTTTTTTACCTTGTTTTATTTCATTGTTCCTGCGGGACCTGTTTTCATAGATAAGTTTCTTTACCTTATCAAACTCTGCAACAATATAATCTCTATGGTGTAAAGTTATTAACGCTGGATTTAATTGTCTAGGTGATTGCACTGGCGCCCAGTCGATAATATCAACATCAAGGGTCATTAGAGATTGAAACACATCTACAATTCCTAACACTTGATAAATCGATGTTGTAATTATAGTCTTTATATTCGATGGTTTCTTGTGTACTGACATAAACTTGTTTAAATTTTCTACAAGTTTATCCCAAGACCCGTCTCTGAAATATGAATACATATTTCTACCAGCATCAACTGAAATGTTCAATGACAGATTTCTAAATTTAGATAGCTTTTCCGAAAGTGAAACTGGATCGAAGTCCGCGTTAAAGTTTGTATAGAAGAATATTTCCATATTCTTTGCATTAGGGTGTTCAGCAAGTAGATCAAGTGCAAGGAAAAATTGCTTTTGTTTTAGTACTTCGCCACCAGAGAAATCAATCTTCATAATATTTGGGAAGTTTTCATTTAGATCACGAATGATCATTTCGACTTCATCCATTTTTAAATCAATTCTTGGTAGTTTGTTACCTTGTCGGTCAGTGTGGCGTAGACCAGTTATCTGATGCAGACCGTGCTTATGATCTAGTTCAGTTGGTTCGTAAGATTTTAATTTCGTTTCCCAACCACTAGAGTATACTTGGTCGCAATGTAAACACGCCATGTTGCAACTATTATTAAAACGTATTTCAACATGTCGCAATCCAGCAAAATCCATTTCGCCTGTTTCATAGTTGTACATGTCTGTTGGAATACCTTCAAACACTGTATACTGTTTTGGATCACATTGACCCGCAGTGAAATCATGTCGCATGGAACGTAGATTGCAACGTTCATTTTCTTCACACAAATGGCAACCTTCAGACCATTGTCCTGCAACCATTTCTTTGCGATGCAATCTGAAACCTGGAGAATTGAATATATTAGATGGTAGGTTTTCTCTACCTTCAATGAGATAGAATTGGTCTGTTTGAGTCGGACATGTGGTTACATATCCGTTTTTATAGTTTAGACCATGAAAACTATAGAAACATGGTATTGATTCATTTGCCATTAATAATCTCTCTTTAGTCTCTATTATACGCGATTGTTCTTGAAATGTCAAGATTCATAATTTATTTCGTTTTGATATGCTTTATTAGATGCACAACTTCTTACGCAACGTTTCAAATGCATTTCATGTTCTGGATCCCAACTTAGTCTTATCAATTGTCTAAACCAAACGTGGGACAGTATTTCTTCAAGTGTATGATGCTTTAGACTATTCCAGTTATCACCAAACTGTGCAAGTTTATCGTTAATTGCATCTTGATTTTTTACTGCGCTATCATGTAAGAAACAGCAAGGCCATACTGTTTGATCTGCTGCAATGAATATCTCTGCTTCGTGTATCATCTTGCAGGTGATACTCTTAATCATTTCTAGTTTCTTTTCTTGATCTATCTCTTTACCTTTACTGTAGGCTTTAATGAATTGATCAATCTTTTCAACTTCTTTTTTCTTTGAGTGTTCCTTCGCACCAGTTGTTGTAATGGTCTTAACTTCCTCTACAATCTTCTTGGTTTCTTTATCTTTCTTTTTAGTGACAGAAACCCAGTTGTGATAGCTGTTGCGCATACCTGTACGAGTTGCAAACTTGAATCCAAGTCTTTCTGCGTGTTCTCTCGCTTTATCTAGTTCATGTTCGTTGTGATCAAAAACAATATAAATCCAAGTCGCAGATGCAATACCGTTACCACCGTCACTATATGCCTGAATGTTTCTATCTATTGTACTAAATTTTGTACCAACACGATAGATGTGGTTTGTTTCTTCGTGGCCATCAATACAAAATGAAACGTCAACACTATTTGTTCTAGCTGACAGTTCACCCAACTCTCTCCACCAAGCAGCAGGTTGAATTCCACCATTTGTACTCAACTGGCACCAACCTCCATTCTCCACTAGATATTTTACCATTGGAAGACATTCTACGTTTGCAGCAGGATCACCCAGAACACCACAGAATTTGAATATCTTCCCATCAATATATTCTCTTGTAGGTAATATACGCTTCAAATCTTCAAGAACAAAATCTTGCACTGTTATTTTATCCAAATGTTGCGTTCTAGCGCACCCGGGACACAGAGCATTACAATCGCTAGTTATCTCAAGTTCTATTTTATCAATTCTATTCATTATTGACATTATAATTCTATTAGCCTCTGATCTTGCATCGTAACAAACCATCGATGATATGGTCCAACGTCTCTAAATTCAGCAACTACCATACCATCTATGTAAAGTCGTTTTCTCTTGAATACAAACTCTATGTCCTTTTTAGCATGTGTTTTTGGATGATTATACATTTGATAATCATTTGAAACGTTTATTATTTCCTTGTAATTAACCGATATATTATTTTCAACTGGTGTCTTTGCCGCAGAAAAATACGCATCCCCTTTTGGATGGTTTGGATCGTCAGTGTAGTCTTCCACAAATATAAAACCTTTATCTTCAAAATCAAAAGACATTTGTTCTATCGGTATTAATTTGTCAGCGCAATCGTAATTTAGAGTGTCGTTGTAATTTGTTAATATGACTGGAACCCTCTGATCTACTTCTGCTGCCAGTAGCATTCTCGACGTTCCGGGATGTATTGGGTGCGAACCATTTGGGAATGCCGAGATACAAATCGGATCATGAATAGTACCCCCTCCAATCAAATCCATTTTCAACAAGTACAATGCATATAGTTTCCGCACATCATCTTCGTCTAAGTCAGGGTCTGATAACCTAATTCTAGTGATGTTTTTATCCTTAAATATTCTCTCAACTTTTTTATCGATTAAAAAATTGACAAACATATTATGAGTATCGCCGCACCATATATTATCTATATGATTTTTTACCATGAAATTGTCCCAGATTTCCATAAGGGTCAATTCTGCATAATACGTTTGTGTATTGTACTTAGAATCAAACGCAGAATTAATTTTTATAAAATCTTCGTTATTTTTTATTTCAGTTACTATTCGGTATGTTCTGTCACTCATGGTATGCCTTTAGAATTATATTCGTATTTATTTTACAAGAATTTTCCCATATTTTCTATTCCCCATTTTTTCTCTAGACAGAAAAAACAATGACCGCACTCCGGTGGATATACACCATCCACATACTTGTAGTCTTCGCCCAATCCTACTAGATTGACCTCGCAACTGCGAGTAAGTTTTAATAAGTCATATAAATCATACTTTTCGTACATTGCCATAGTAAAGTCTTTACGTAAATAACCAAGGGGATTAATATGAAATGGACCAATCACCCAATGATTGGTAGACATAATTACTTCTTCTTCTCTGAAAGGTATTATCTCCGCATCTTCATTTATTGGAGGCGGGTTCATTGTTGTACCAGAATATGTTCTTGATGCACCTAACTTTTTCACCATATATACACCGAATGAACCAGCATAAATTGCATCTAGGCCTGCTTCTTTGGGGAAATCTTCATATTGCTTTTCGTATTTGAAAGTGAAATCTGTTGTTTCAAAGATTTCGGGAATAAAACCTGTTTGTATATCTTGAATGATATCCGGAAACATATTCTTTATATAATTGTATACATCCAATGCCATTGGTTCTAACCAAGGCTTAGAGTATGTAAAACGCGCCATGTATACTGGTGTTATTTTTGTTTTTAACTTGTATTTTTGTATTAACTTTGCCAGCAAAACGGTCAACATACTACTGTCGGCACCACCACTGAATGACACATTTATCATTTCTGCGTTTGGATCAAAATGAACAGGGAACCCGTCAATCTCTAATATTTCAGGATACTTGGGGGATCCGGGAAAACCAGAAAATGCATCATCATATATTTTTATAAATTCATCACTCAAATACAGTTCTTTTAATTCCTGTAATGAAAATTCTACAGCCATTATTCTACATCCTTAAATATGTCTGCCATTTCTGGGAATGTCGCACTGAAACTTACATTACGTTGGCGATCACATAGAGCTAGGTACTCTTTCATTTCGGGAAGACGATTGCTCCAGTCCTCACTTTCCATAAACTGCAACATACCTTCAAGACGCTTTAGTCCATATCCTGCTTGTTCCCATTGTTCATAAGTCACTTTACCTTTGTGCCATTCTGGGACGCCTTTCTCCCAGTTTGCTTTCCACCAAGGATAAAATTCTTCATACTTCTTACGAGTTTCTGCCTTGAACCATTCTGGGAGTACTTTTACATTCAAATGCGGTGGGTGATATACAAAGTGATAGTTCACACCACCTGCGCCGAATGGCCACATGTTGATCTTCTTAAACCCTTGTTCAAGTTTCCACTTGATAAAGTCTGGTAGGTAGTAAATGTTCAATGCTTGTACTGCACACGCCACTGTGACCTCTACGTGATCCTCTGTGTTATCAAGTATTCTGAATACTTCTTCTGTGCGTTTCCACTCACTTGGGTAACGTATGTAGTCGTTCATTTCATGAATGCTATCTACTGAATAATGGAAACGTACAAGTTTAAAATGAGACCACAGTTCAAACAAGTCTTCACGCCATTCAACTGCGTTAGAGTTATAACGAAGTTCCAAGTTCTTTGCATGTCCTTGACGGATGCATTCTTCTAGAATTTCGTAGTGTTCTTCTATGATAAGTGCTTCTCCGCCAGCAAAGTATAGCTGTTGCATGTTAGGGATCTGTTCATAAAACTGTTCCCAAAATACTGGGTTCTGTTTATGCCAGTTGTAGGAACTACCGTTAGTAGAACCTTTATCTTTCCACTGCATTGTTTCTTTTAGCGATTCGTTCTTGACAAGTGGAAAAATCTTACTATGATCTTTAATCCAACCAGAACTATCATGCGGCGAACACATGACACATGCAAGCTGACATTTTGTACCGAAACGCAAATCAATATATGCAAGCTGTGGTGGTACACTTCCGTCTTCATCGGTATCTGCTACTAGTTGCTCAACATCTGTTCGTTGACTCCAATAGTGTGTTTCCCACATACGCTTAGAATTGTGACCTGCTGCTTCCTCTTTATAACATTTGATGCAGCTAGGAGGTTGCTCACCGTTTAGCATTTGCTTACGCACGTTTTTCATATAGGAACTATTCCAACTAGACTTAAAGTCACTAACGTTTAGGTTGTTAGGGCGACCTTCTTCGTCTTTAAGAATACCTACTTGTCCTCCATGTTCTTTATCATTTGTTGGACCCACACTACTTGCGTTAGCTGTACAACACACTCGCATTGATCCGTCAGGTCTTGTACTCAGATGCACCCATGGAAGAATACAGAATGTCGGAGATGGTAGATCCTCCATTCCGTTGATACCTTTATATTTTGTCATTAATATTCGCCTTTATTATATCTGCACTTATTTATTATTTAAATTGTGCTGCAAATGCATCAAACTCTTTACCACATTTTTGCGAACATACCATCGGCTTGCCTGCATGTGTATTTGGTTTGTTCCAAGATTCCTCTAGTCGATAAGAAAAATATTCATTGTTCATTACACCAGCAATGCCGTGTTTCTTTGCATCGAATACATCTTTGCCGCCACTTTGTTGAATTAGTTCCCACACTTGATTTTCACCCGGCTTCTGCCACCACTTATACATGTTACCTGCGACCCAACAGCACGGAAGAACCAACCCTTCTGCACTTAGATACATATTCTTCTCTGCTGCAACTTTACATGATATCTCAACATTGTCAAAGTATTTTTCCAAAGAACCATACTTTGATGTTAGTTCTTCAATCTTACCAATCTCTTTGTTTTGATACTTCACTTCTTTTGGTTTTGAAAGTAATTGCTTTTCTTCGCCCTTGCGATTAACTGCTTGGTGGGTGTCTTTACCTGCTACTCTCATAGTCGAAAAGAAACGACCTGTCTTCTTTGGAATAAACTTTTGAAACCCCATGGCTTCACTCATTGCTCTGGCTTTTTCTACTTGGTGTTCGTTATGTTCAAATATCAAATAATCCCAATGTGCTTTGCCGCCAGCATCTATAAACGCTTGTGCATTTTCAATCGCAATATCCCAGTTAACACCTTGACGATACATATGGTTAGTATCTCCCAAACCATCAAACGAAAACTTTACATAACTCCAGTTACCTAATACTTTTGCAAGTTCAGCCCACCATTCTGGTTTCTTTGCGCCGCCATTCGTATTCATACCAAGAGTCAATTCTTTCTTCTGTGAACGAAAGTAATCGAATACTTCAAGAGTATCGGTTGCTACAATAGGATCACCAAAGTTACCGCACATGTAAATACGATCAAGTTGTTGAACAAATTCTGGATGCATGATCTGCTTGATATCATCAAGTTTTAGTTCATGTAATCCCAAATTTGGATTGTCTGCGCCGCCGTTCTGATTTCTGTCACACATAGGACAAGTTGCCTGACATTTTTCTGTAATTTCTAAGTGTACTACGCGCACATCTTTGTATCCATTGTGTCCGTAAATCATTATTTTATTCCCATTACCATGAAGCGATTATATTTGGGGAGAGATAGTGTTCCACGATATAGTAACTTCGAAACGTTTAGTTTGTCTACCCACCGCTGTTCACTTTTGATTGTATTTACCACAGTGTGATCGTCATGTTCTACAAAGTTGTTGTTCTGCATAATCACACGCATACCTTTTGGAATATTATCCCACCATTCTTCAAAGTTCTCAACGTGTTCACAGGACGTATTGATTACACAAGTAACATCGTCTGCTTCAACCTCAGTCATATTGATTTCATAAGACTGTTCGGTGTGATACTTGTAATAAATTACATCGTGTATTTCATTCTTATACGTAAGTTCATGAATATCTTTTACGATTGCTTTGAACCTACTGCTAACTTCAACATACTCTTTATTCAACTGATCGGCTGGGTTCTCTGTGCTTGGATCAATATCAAAGCTGTATACTTTACCAAAGCGATTTGATATACGTTCAAACATCAACGCTGCTAGAACACCGTACCAACCTGCACAGACATATACCATCTTTCCCAAGTCCAAGTCTAGTTCTGCAACAGTATTAACAAGCCACAGTTTACTTTCAATCTGTCCTTGACTAAGAGCATCAGTAAGTGCAGGACCATCAAACTTACTGGTTAGTCGTCTGATACCAGATGGAATCAAGTATTGTCCCATAGTCACTTCGTCAATAGTTTCGTGTATCTTAGATTTCAATACAATGTTATGTCGCAACAATTCTATCTTTTCATTGTCTGGATCAATTGCTTCCATAAGTCTGAAAAGTAAATGTATGTTTGGACGTTCAATTGTTATGTTACGCAAATCGTTAATCAATTGTGCTTTTTCTTCTGAGGATGTAGCATCTGCTACTAGCTTAAACACACTTGACAGTTCGCTTGAGTTTATTGCACGTTCAAGTTCCCGTATAGTTGGGAACTTGTCACCGTATAACATTGCATAACGGTTGATTAGATCAGATGCATTCATATTTTATTTGTGACCTATTTTCATATAGTATTGCTTGTCACCGACAGTAAGAACACCAGTATAGATTTCAAACGACATTGGGAATTTTTTATTGAACGTTTGTGAATTCGGGAATGGGTTTGGTAAGCTAGGATCGGTTTCGCCTACTATAATAACTCTGCGCATGTCAGGCAACATGTTGTACCAATCCATCGGATGATGCAAATGGCTTACGTTTGTATTAATAATAGTACCGGGTATTTCACTAAATGGCGCGCTTAAAACACCGTTCTGTAATCTAGTAATAAAGATATGTTTAGCGTAATCGATATCATACATATCTTGTGTACTGGATTTAAACTTCCAGTCTGCTAATACTTCCCGTTGCATCATTTCATCTGCAATAAATTGACACGCACCGTTGATATCGAAGTTTCTGATAGTTTCGATGTTCATTTCAGCATCAAGCAACATTGCCGGCAGAATGCCGATACCACCACCTAGTACATAAACTGCACCAAGATATTTTCTTCCAAGTGTATGTCGCATTGTACTAACAACCCATGAGTATAGCTTTGCTTCGGATGTGTTTACAAAACTACTTACATCAAAGTTTGGATAGTTGTAAATCAAATCTTGCAAACGTTTAACAATAGTATCATTCTCTGCAAGCTGAATGTGTGCTAAAAATTCCATAGCATTTCTATAGCTGCCCAACTGTTGTTCAACGTTAATCTTAGAATAAGTGTTTGCCATTCTGACGTAATCATATGGTACAATGTTTTCACCGGCGTTATTCATTGCATTTTTTAGCATTAAAGTGTCATCGTTGACTACTTCTTCAACCGCTGGACCTGTAGTATATTCTATTTCATCTTGAAATGATGTGTCATCAAATGACGCATACAATTCTTCGTTAGATTTAATAGTCTTTTTATTTGCTCTTGCTGCGCGGCGTGCGCGAATATCACTTACCATTGTATTTTTCCTCAAATGTTGCTTTCAACCATTCAAAGTCGTTAATCTTTGATAGTTCATCTGGATTATCTGCATTTGCAATGCCAAACTTTCTACCATCACGTGCGCCGTTGATGGCGTCTTCACCGAATGGTCTGTCTGATCCGACGTTACACCAAATATCTAGACGCTCTTTGTTTTCATCAACTTTGCTTCGCTGAATAATACTTGACGCTAGTTTAGTACATTCACGGAATGCCGACTTCCATGTGTTAAAGGGATCTGTATTGAATGCAGTGTAGTTCGCTGCTGTTGGCATTGGTTTAAATTTTTCGCTGATAGACGTTGTAAAGTCGATATGCCAATCTGTTGCTTCACGTAAAAGTTTTGTTGGGAATAATTTTAGTCCACCATAACCATAGATCAAGTCGTTAATTGGGTTCTTAGACTTCCAAGTATGCACGATATCCTCGTCCCAAATCGTTGGCATGTATTCAATATTAAATTCATCTAACAGTATCGCGTCCGCATCAACAACATAGAACATACGTGTATCGGCTAACTCCGCTGCTTGTTTGTGTGCGTTAAAGATACCCTTTACACCGTGAACGCGTTTTGCATTTGGTACACGCTGTAATAGTTTCTCGTAATTAGCATCTGCAAAAGGTTCGTTGTAACTTAGGAACACAACATCATACGGAATATCCGCAGATGGTGGGGTCTTTGCTCTTACTGGACGCTTGTTTTTGAAATTCATCTTACGAATTTTGTCTGCGTCTGGTTTGAGTTCTTTGATTGCTTCTGCTGGTATAAGTTTCAATCCACCAAATTGATGTACGAATCCAGTGTATGGGTTTTCCTTTGGCCACATGTGGAAGTGTGATTTATGAAACTTGTCAATATAGAACGAGCGGTCAAAGTTCATGTCTTTAACTCTGACATCATTATCTATCGCCCAGAAATACCCCATAGGTGCTAGTTCTGCTGCTTTTAAGTATGCTGCTCCAACGTCAGTGGCGTCTATAATTTCAACAAAGTCATACTGCTTATAGTAATCAGTGTTCTCTTTGTATAGACCTTCATCAAAATAAAATACAGGATAGCCTACTGTTTTACTTGCAGGTTTATCAATGAATATCATATTTTTAAATCTATCAAAAGAGAAGTCGCGTTCTGATAACTCATAGATAGATAGATGTGGTCTGTGAACTAGATACACACCAGATGTACCTGTGGTCGTTTCGTTTGTAGATTCGTTTGCAAATGCAAATACGTTTTCGATATTGAATATATCAGGATAGTAGTCGAACTTGAAATCATCCAATAGTTCAACAATTGTGTCAACTACCCAATAGAATGTTTCACCTGCCGCTTGCACATATGCTTGATACGGATCACGAGTTTTAATAACTTTGATACGTGTCACTTCTGGTATCTTCATCATAATATCGTCTTTTAGTAAAAGATTATATTTGTTATATGCCTTGCTTGATAGAGCAAGACCGCCATAGCCAACACGCTCACCTTTGATATCTGCAAAAGACCAAATCTGAGTGGAGTCCATATCATATAGATCAGGAACTCCAATTTCATCGATTAGTTTATTGATATCTTGTACTGTATCTAGGTCTGGGTTGACCATCCAAAATCTGTGAGTTTTTGATTTAGATATACATTCCTCAACTGATCTGCCGTGTACGATATCAAATGGTTGCATTTCACCCATTACCATGTCCATGTCTTTCTGCAAATCCATATCATAGTTTTTAGGGATAAGACGCACACCGTTTCTTACAATCTTACCATTAGGTAGTTTTACATTAAAGTTATGAATCTTATCTCTGTCATAACTGAAAGGATAGAATTCATCAATTAAGTCTTGATAAGGTTCTACTTGTTCATCAATCATCCAAAACATTTCAGTGTCAACCGCATGTACAAGCATTGCATCCATTTCTGCAATTCTACCAACACGATGTTGCTCAAACGGTATGTCTTTCGACGCAGGATGTACATCATACACCCCATCCTTTTTGAAGTAAAACTTTTTGTACGCGGTTTCATCAAACATGTCACGTTGTGTCGGGAATAGACCAATGCCGTGATACTCTCTAGCATATCCGGTTACTGGATTTACTTTTTGCCATAGCGCAACTTTTTGATTTTCTTTATCTAATCCAAATTCGAAATTGTAACTGAAATCAAAATCTTCGTTCACATCTGTATCAGGATATACAAGATAGTAGAAATCAGTACGCGCTACCGCACGACACTTTTCATGAACCTGCATAATGTTTTCACCCATGACAATATTGATATTATCATGTCGTGCTTTTAGTTTCTTTAAGTTCTCGTTACCAAAGTTACGTTTCCAATAGAAAATATCATACGTCTCTTTTGTTGGAGAATATGTTAAAGTTTTTTCATGTAGTTTAAATTCGTCGCGCATATAGTATGCATCTTCTACATACTCTCTGCCTTTGTTTAGAACATCAAGACGGTTGAAAAGTTTTACACCTACTACTTGCTTGAACATATCACGTTCATCTGCATTCCAAAGCTGCGTATACATTTCATCGTATTCGGTCGCAGTGTAACTAAAATCAAAGTCGTCGCCTGGTACTACCTCTGGATCAATAACCCAAAAGTGTTTAGTATTCACAAGTGACGCAATCTTCATCACGGCGTCAACAATCTTTGGATTGCTCATGTCTTCAAGATTGATTTTTACTAGTTTGAAGTTTGGGTAATCCCCAGAAACGCGGTCGAAACGATCATTCGTCTCTCTATCGTTTTTGTATGTTAGGTAAAATCCGTCGTAGGCCATAGTTGTCCTTATAGTTTCATTTTCTTGTATTATAACAGATTATTCGTCGGATGTAAAGACTGAAATGCCATAGTGCTTCGCAAAATCTTCTGCGTCTTGTTCGTCATTGACTATCGGCATTCCTTTGATATTCAGTGATGTATTGACTAGGATAGGACATCCTGTCGCTTCGTAGAACTTCGTTAGCAGTTCATACAGACCCGGATGTTGCTCACGATTGACGGTCTGTACGCGTGATGTTCCATCTTTGTGTATGATTGCTGGGAACAGTTCTGGGAATCTACATGTTGCAACAAACTGCATATATGGTGATTCGTTTATGTGTCGTGGCATATCAAAGTATTCGTGAACATGTTCTTCTAGAATCATTGGAGCAAAAGGACGGAACTTTTGTCTACGTTTGATTTCATTCATACGATCTTTAATATCGTCCCCGCGTGGATCTGCCGTAAGAGTGCGGTTACCTAGCGCACGTGGACCAAACTCTGCACGACCATTTGCGATACCAATAATCTCTCCGCGTAGCAATGCTTCTAAACTTTTCTGTACAGGATATAGACCTTTAATCTCATGTCCTAGATAAGGAGTTTCCCACTTGATTCTATCATCAAAGTATTGTTGTGACGCACCGATACAACTACCAGCATCTCCCGGATTTGGCATGATCCACACATTATCATATTGATATGTGATCTTTGAGTTTGCGCTACAGTTTAGCGCACAGCCGCCCATCATCACAAGATTTCTGCTTGGAATGTTTCTAACACACCATGCAATGATGTTCTTTAATAGATATTCGTACACTGCTTGTGTACCAGCAGCAATGTCGAACAAGTCTTGCTCACTCGTTAACTCTGGCTTCCACCACAAACACCCACGATGAAGATTGTGTTTGAAGTATGTTTCCGGTGAGTATCCTATACCCTCAACAAGTATGAATTCGTCTACAATTTCTTTGAAGAACCTACGGCTATCCCCATACGCTGCCATACCCATAAGAATGTATTCATCTTCTTGTGGTTTCAATCCCAAACGCTGTGTCATTGCACTATACCAAAGACCAATTGAATGTGGATATTCTTGAGAGAAAATCTTAGTCATACGCTCACCCTCGGCATGCCATATAGTAAGAGTTTCAAACTCACCTATTGAATCTATCACAACAACACATGCATCATCGAAATCACTCGTATAGTAACCACTTGCGGCGTGAGTGTAGTGGTGATCTTGATAGTCTATCTTGATACCATTCAACTGCGGGAAGTTTTTATTTAAATACCATTTAGGCCACTCACTTCCTGCGAATGCAAGTTCGTATTGTCCAGCTAGAAACTGACGGTACTTCTTCTTTAATGGTCGCTCAAACCAAGCAATACGGTCTGGCTTACCATATGACAACGCTTCATTGATGATACCATCGTTTAACAATGCATCATTCTTGATCTTACTGTAGCGTTCACTGTGTGATGCAAATAGTATCTTACCATCTTCAATCACTGAAACGGCTGCGTCATGATTCAACGCGCCAGAAATACCTAATATTCTCATTCGTTTCTCTTATTTGTAGATAAATGGATCACGCTTTCGTAGTTCTTCAATACGCGCCTTTAGTGCTTTTTTTCGTTTATATTCTGTATATGGGTATGTGATAATTTCCCATATTTTATTCAATAGTTTCATTACTATTCTCCTTAATTATAGAGTAGTCCATACTTAGTTTTTTTCTAAATCTATTATTCCCTGAAACCAAGCATTGTGTATTACATCTTTTAATTCTAAAACGTCTACGTCTTTTGGATGATACGGTCTTACGATATCACACCATATACCTTGGTCATGTCCTGCCACTGCTGTTTTAATATTGTTCCTACTTAGCATTAGTGCAAAATAACCTTCTGCATCTGGACTATGTTTGTCATATTGAATACGCTCTAATAGTACATCACTGTAAGACTTATAAAATGTATCAAGTAAATGTAAATCTTTCCATTTTAACGCAAACCAAGTTTCTCCAGTTCGCTCAGGCATATAATTCATTGACACATTGTCCAAACTATTTAATCTATCAAGTGCCTCTTTGGCACACTCATCTTTTACATGCCATGGTACCATCATACCGTCAAAATTTTCTAATTGTGCTGACAGGAATTCACTCATATCCGTATTACCAACTAAATCCCATCTCCATTTGACTACTATATCATACTGTTTAGAACTTTTTTTAAGTTCTGATAACGCATACTTCAAACTTAAAAACTGGGACATAAGCGATATATAATACGGCGAACATCCTTCTGGTATGTGTTGCTGTATATTGCTATAGTCGTCTATCAATTCATTGTAACTAGTTAATGCCATACCTTTTACAAATTTATAATTTTCAACTAAATGTACATTGTTGTTAACTTTAATATGTTTTTTCCACAACTCCGGTGACGCATTCATAGGTTCTTTTGTATTTTTAGTTACGTGTTCTTCAATAATATCAGATAGTTTTATTGGAGAAACGTCATCGCTCCAAGTATGACCATAGAAATCTGCTCCCGGGAAGCATTCGCGTATACGGCCTGCCACATCAACTAATATTCTACCAGTGAGTAGGACCGCAATACGCATTACATGTTCCGTGTGTTTTCGATATCATCGAATATGATCTTTGCCCACTCACTGTGTGCTTGTTCATTTGGATGCATGTATCGTTCATCGCCTTCTTGGTCAAAGAACAGTTCGTTGTCGTGCATGTATGTAAAGAATGTCTGCTGTTCATATATATGTGTCATATCTAATTGTGCAAGTACCGGACCCATGTCCGCTTGCTCACAAAGTTCTGTAAACTTAGTAGGTTCAAGAAGATTTGGAGTCAAGTTCAAACTATTGAATATAACATACTCTAGATCATTCTGTTTGCAGAAGTTTTGTATCTGTACCACATGCATCAAGTATGTATGAAAGTCATAAACTGGTGACCAGAAATGTTTCATGTATAGAGTGTTAAACAAATCTAAATCTCTGTTTGTTTGTTCATCTAACATAATGTTACCATGATACTCATGTGCAGGAATATTGTGAATTAGAATATTCTTTTCCTTTATAAAATGTTCGCGTCTACTGGGTGCAGTTAGCCCAATAGCAACAAATGGCTTCTTACCATTCTGTATAAGTTCACTAACTGTCGTGATCGTATTGCGTACAATGTATTGATTTGACACGCCTCGTTGTGCTTCCGTGACTGTTTCTGTTCTATCGAAACCTAACAACTCTGCTAGTTCAAAAGGCCATGCTTTATCTTTTAGTGCAAGACCTGTACCGTATGTAAAACTGCATCCATTTGCGTATAACATAGTAACTCCTATTAACTTCTAACTTTATTTATCTACTTGACAATCGCACGAATGTTCATATATCAAGGACGGTCGTCGCTCTCATTATGTTGAACATATGGAAAAGCAACGTGTGTGGGACATTATGAGTGGAAAGTTGGAAGATAAAGTACCAGAAGATCCACCATTTTAATAGTTGACAGTTAAAACGAATCACTATATAACTGTCTTGTAATCAAGAGAGAGTTAAACATGTGGGAACTCCGCGCACAATACAATCGTCCAAATGCCGAGAACCCAAGTGGGGTTCTTGAGTGGAGTTCTGTATTTGTTGACACTCAGGACCAAGCTGACAGTTGGTGGCGTTGCCGGACTAGCAGCAAATGCAAAGGTCGTGTAAGCACTATGTTCGATCCAGATGGCAATGTTGTCAAGGTAGCATTCGATTAATTCTTGACAATACAACGAATCATGCTATATTAATAGAGTAGTCAGAGAGAGGACACACTATGCAGGACTTTAAAGAATACGCAAAAGACTTCAGCGACGCCAGTCGTCAAGTATACGGCTCACATGCATACGCTGCAGGCTACTTTGAAAGCACGATGGCGGACATGTTCCGTTCGCTCACTGTGGCAGATCAGCAACGCTTCACTCGTATGATGCAGGAAGCGGCAAACAAAATGGTTGACGAATGTGTTGCTGCTGGCGGTAAGCGCGATGAAATTAAACTCTGCACTCTTGGTTCTTCTTATGTAGAAAAGATTGCAAATGGTGAAAGTATTGGTTTTTAATTCTTGACAATCACACGAATCATGCTATATTAATACTGTAGTCAAGAGAAGGAGACTCACAATGGCTAAAGTTGCTCGTAAGACTGTTGAAGTTGGCAAAATTCTGCGTATGGCAAACTCGTTCCTCGCTGCTGAAAACACCACTGCTGATGAACGCGAAGGTGTTTGTGCGCTGATGGAAGCTATTCTGTTTGAAACTGGTAACTATCGTGGTTATCGCTATCTCGACACCGATCAAATTGAAGGCAACGGTTCTCGTCGCTTCTACTTCCCTTCGGGGAAGATTGTTGACGATCACGATGCTGATCTCCGTAACATTAACAAAATTCGGGTGTAATCATGAATCTTTCGAATGTTCGTGACCTTGTTATTATCGCTGCTGTTACGTTTGTAACTGTTACATCTGCTGTATTCGTAACTGATCCGGTTCGCGTAGGACAGTGGTTAGCAATTGTTCAAATAGAACGTGACACTATTCTTGGTTCATATTATGAAGATATCTACTATCTTGAATGTGAAGTAAATAAGACAATAGATTGCGAGTAAAACAATGAGTATGGATCATATCCCAGGAGAACGCGGCGTTAAGTATTTTGGACGCTTTGATACTTGTTTAGATAGTTACCACTATACTGAACTGCAAGATTTTAAAGAAAAAAAGCATCCGAAAGAAGTGGCTCTTGCCGCCGCTTTGTTGGCAATAGATTTCAATGATGGTGAATATATCAAAGCCACAAGTCCGGTAAATGAATATATCACACACATGAATATAGACGGGACTGAAAGTACTCGCTATCTTATGAAACGCGATTCTAATCGTAGTATCACAATTGCTGCACTGCTGTCATTCCCTGGTCAAATCAGTGAAAAACTAATCGAACAGGCGCGTGATATTATTGCACGGCTCGAACTTGAATTCATGTTCAAAGTTTTGAGTGATAATATGAATGAGTTTGAGCGCGGTGTTCATGGTTTCATCGCAAAAGACGAAGTAAGTTATTCAGATATCGGAATCGTCGCATACGTGCCATTCTATGATAAGCGCGAAGAAGAATCAAAATCGCTTCGGGATCGTAGCGCACTGAGCGCACACATCGGCGCCGCTGGTGGTGTAATCGACACTGAGATTGAAATTATCAACAAACGTAAATCAGAACAATACGGAGGCTATAATGTATCTGCTATCACTATTGACGGCAATCGTGTTTCTTTCTTTACTTCCAAAGAATCAATTGCAAACCACACTGGCGTATTCAAAATCAACGCGAAAGTAAAGAGTTTCGAAACAGTATGGCGCGAACCTGATATCAAAGAAACTCGTTTGAACTACGTAAAGTTTGCATAAATAAGTTCGTATATAATATAGGACTTATTATGGCAGACAGAAATTTCCAAATAAAACATAAACACGCATGTCCACTTCCATTCCATCATCTGGCTATTAGACCAGATGGTGGGATTTTTCCATGTTGTTATTTCAGACAAGAAGAAGTACCAGAAGATTTAAGAATTGATCACCCTGATCCATTCAATCACCCTTTCATGGTTGATCTTCGTGAAAAGATGCGCAACGATGAAGCGCACCCAGGTTGTGCAAGCTGTTATCGCGACGAAGAAATTTCTGGTAGCAGTATGCGTACTGACATTTCATCTCCTTTCATTAACTTTGGTATTCCTGATGCTGCTGAATTTGCAGAAAATTCAAACAGAGATTATCACTATCTAACAAACATCGACCTTGCACTGAGTAACGTATGCAATAACAGATGTCGTATGTGCGGACCTGAATTAAGTACAAACTGGTACGCAGATGCTAAAAAGCTAGGATGGGGCGGCGAACCAAGACGTGGTGTTGTCGCAAAGAATAGTATCATTGAAGACTACGATTTAAGTAATCTAAAGTTTATCAAAATGATCGGCGGCGAACCTCTGATGGAGCAAGAGAAATTCATTAGTGTTCTAAAGAAATGTAATCTACCTGAATTAAAGATACTTATTGCAACAAATACCACAACTACCCCAAACGAAGAATTGACCGGTCTACTAAATCAATGCAAAGAAGTCAACGTGCAATTGAGTGTAGACAGTTATGGTAAGTTGAACGATTTTCTACGCAAAGGTAGTTCTTGGCAGAGAGTAGAGGAAGTAGTTGATTGGTTCTTGGAGTGGGAAAAAACTCGCAAAGCAACTAAGAGCAAAACCACTATCAGTTTCCATAGTGTTGCATCTATCTACAACTGTAATTCGTTCCACGAGTTGATTGATTATTCACTACAAAAGGGAATGCGCTGGACACATTATGTTATGGCGGATGGTCCTGATTGGATGCTACCTAGAAATCTACCAGACGAAGTTAAAAAAGAAGTAGCAGAATATTTAAATTCTATATCAGACAACTACCCAGGTTATTCTATATTCAAGTGGATGCTGAACGAATTAAATGAGACAGGCGACTTTAAACATTTTGTCAACACCGATGCCGCAGTGAATAGAATACGAAATGAGCATTGGGGTGAATTCAACCCATGGCTATGGGAACGTACAAAACCATTTGTTGAGGTGAATAATGAGTAAAGTAGTTTTAGTGACTGGTGGGTTTGACCCACTGCATTCAGGACATATCGAATATTTCAAAGCTGCCAAAGAGTTGGGAGACCATCTAATTGTAGGTGTGAATAGTGACGCTTGGCTTACTCGAAAAAAGGGTAGACCATTTATGTCGTTTGAGGAACGTGCAAATATTATCAAACACTTAGAAATGGTTGATGAAGTTATAGGGTTCAACGACGATGATGGCACTGCATGTGCCGCTATTATGCAAGTTCTATCAACTAAAGGATCTAAGTGGAAAGTAGTCTTTGCAAATGGCGGAGACCGCGTTAACACAAACGTACCAGAGTTTAAAACATTTCACGATAATAAAGATGTTGAATTTGCTTGGAAAGTAGGCGGTTCACGAAAGATGAATAGTTCGTCTTGGATACTTGAAAACTGGAGTAAACCAAAGACCGAACGTGCATGGGGCATTTATACCGTTCTACATAAAGGTCCCGGTTGGCAAGTAAAAGAACTAGAATTTGAAGCAGGTAAATCTTTGAGTGATCAGCGCCATTTTAATCGTAGTGAACACTGGCATGTTATTGAAGGCGTCATTGAAATAACAGTAGAAGATGATGAAGGCAAACAAACATTTATTGTTCCACAAGGAAACAGTTTTGATATACCTGCATTATGCTGGCACAAAGCAGTAAATGTTGGAGAAACTCCTGCTAAAGTAATTGAAGTTTGGATGGGAGATAAACTAACAGAAGACGATATTGAACGCAGAGATTAACTATTTGGATATGCGGATTTTAATATAGATTCTAATTCTGCAATTGCTTTATCTGTGTGTTTGATATAACCTAACACTTCTCTTGGGTTTTCAAAAAAATAAATCATACGCTGGCGATTATGTTCTAGAATTGGAAGCATCTTTTTGTATGCTTCTTTTCTTTTTTCTTCGGTATTATATGTTTCTGCTATATAATCTAATGTATTCAAAAATTTTTTATTACGTTCTATATGATCAGTCTCAGCGTCAAATGATTCGTCCCAAAAATCTGAAAATGTTTTAAATCCCAAATAATGTAACAACTCATAAATTCCAGAGGTTGATGAAATAATAAAAGGTAAACCAAGTGTTATAGGTGTAACTGTTTTTTCTGTAACCCAAACATTATTATCCTCAAAAAATACAGTTTCACTAATAACATCAACAAATACGTCTTTCATTTTTTCTTGTAAATCGGTTATTACAAACTGTTGATAGGTTTTATTTAAATTGTCAATATTTTGATTTACTTTTACCATATCATGATTTGTGTGTTGATCAATGTCATAATCATCAAATATATCATTTAATGCTTTTTGTATTTCTGAACTATGACAATATGCAACACTATCATTTTTATAGTTTTTAATTATATGATAGTATATTTTTACCCTATCATATGCATTTCTGGTAATAAAACATCCGAATATTTTTTTAAAACTTTTTTCTGTTGGTATTATACTATAATCTTTATCAACAAAATATTTAGGGTATTTGCCTGCAAGATAAACAAAGGTGAATACAATATCGTGAAGTCTTATAACGTTATTAACTCTATATGTATCAAGTGAATGGTTAAAACTTGAATGAATTAATATAACTCTATTAAAAATATCCGGTATTTTATCTGTATATTCATTTAAAATATCTCTTATAAATTGAGTATTTTCTTCTAATGTAAAACCTTCACATGTTTGAAAAACTATAGGTCTTTCAAATATTTTACCTGTTCTTATCTCTCTATTTAATTCACTGGTAATCTTTAATTTGTATTTTTCCATAAAATCTTGAAAAAATTTATTATATGGCATGTGTACATATTCTAGGTCACCATTACCCCCGGCGTATATATAAATTGCTGTAGGTCTGGCGACATATTCATCAATATTAATTCTATCCCAAAAATAATTCCAATTATTATTTTTTAGGTTATCAATTAGTTTATCAATTTGAAAAATCATTAATTCTGTCTCGAATTTCCATAATGATAAACAGTAATGCCATCCACTTTTTCGAATTTACGCCATGGGTCAATGACAATTGAACCTTGTGGAATTTCACAATACAATTTATCTTCGTGCGTATTTCCAGTATATTCATATGTAGTTGACGCACTGTGAGCCATTAAAAATACAGCTGGTCCAGAAGGAATAACAGTATCACCTGTCAATGGATCAACATAATAATGATGAATGCCCCTTTCATCTAGATAGCTGCCGATTAACATAGAATAGCTGCCCTCGACATATGGGACATTTGGCTTGTATGCTTTGCCGTGAATAACAACTGGCAGTGAATGCTTTGTTGCATAATATGCAAGACGCTTTGCAATATTCTTTGCTTGAATTTCACGTGCGCCCATAATCGAATCAAATAAATCATAGCCTAGATTTAATTCACTTGCCATATATCGTAGTGCAATATTATCACGTGGGTGACAACCGCCGCCATCTCCCATACCGGCTTTCATATACTGTGGTCCCATAATACGCATTGTTGATTGTGCTAGTGCATCAGTAACTACGTCAACATTAATATTACCTTGCGCCTCTGCAACATCTTGAATCATATTAACAAGACCGATTTTAGCGGAAATAAATGTATTGTAAAATACTTTAATTGCTTCGCATTCGTCCCAAGTACCTACTACATAGCGAGGATCATTTTCCATAATTGTACGATAGAAATCAGTTAATTCACGCGCATCACCATTAGCATCGCCATCTTGCGTACCGATCATAACCATCTCTGGATTTACCATATCCCATGCAACCGAACCCATCGCAATTAAATATGGGTTATAAACAAATCGTGGGTTAGTAATATGTTTAATAAATTCACGGCGAGTTGTTCCCGGCAAAACTGTACTAATTAATACTAGTAATTGACTAGAATTCATATGTTTGTTTGCTTCAATGATACATTCTCGCACAATAGAATAATCAAAGTCTTTTGGCTCTAAATGTGCAGTTGGAGCATTGCCATCGTAAAGAGGATCATGTGGTGTAGGTACTGCAATAAACACAATATCACGATCATGTACAAGTTCTTCAATTGAATTCACCACTGTGATATGTTCACTGCTACGTGGTGCTACATCGTAACCTTTCGTATCATGTCCCTTACGTGCAACCGTTTCTGCACAGGGCATGCCTAGTTTACCAACGCCAATAAATCCAATTTTACTCATTCAATACTCTCCGTTATTTTAAGTTTTTTTCTTATTTCTATTTATTAGTTCTTCTTGTCGCGCATTACACCATTCTACAGTTTCCTCTGACATAGTTAACCCGCAATAATCATAAATTTTAATAGCATGATTTAAATGACATAATATATCTGGGTGCGCATCTGCACTAGTACCGCCAAATTTAGAATTATTTGAAACATCAAATAAATGTTTTTCTGGTAATGCAGAAACCAATGTAGAAAAACTTTTCAAAGCATCGGCGTAATCATCTATTTCATAATCAGTCATGTGAGACTGAAACACAATTGGAAATGCACGATTGCTACTAATTATCGCACCAGCATTCTTTGCAGTATCATTATATGTGTTCCAATAACGTTTAATAAATTCACCCGAATAATGTGGGTTATTAAAGATGTGACCACGTACCAACCAATCCCCTCGCGGATTAACACGATCTTCTCTCCACCAGCTAGTCCAATTTACTAATATTAAATCGTCAGAACTCAAACCATGTTCTATATCTGCTTCTAACATACGATGTGCAATTAAACTATTACCACAACCACTTAATCCATAATTATAGTACGGTATACCCAAATCTCGCCCTATAATATCAGCCCATGTTTCCCAATAATATTCTGTATAAGAACATCCAAATGTAAACAGTCTACGCCAACGCATTTAATTCTCCCAATAACATACGCATACTATTACTACATCCCGGTACCGATAATCGTGTATACTCAACCCCATCTATCAATACTGGCCGCGTAATAAATCTATCACTAAAACTAAATCCCAAATGCACAAAGTTAGTCTTACCCACTATATAGGGAATACCACGCAATCTACACGTATGCTCAATACTAGCTCTGTGTGTAATAACGGATAATATATAACTATCGAATTCACTTCTATAATCATTCACTATAGATAACCACACAACAGCCGGAGCACTAATAACATTCATACTACTCACACGGGATAATAAATCCCTATTCAATTCACTACTAATAGTATACCCAATACGTATACCGGCGCTCCCATATCCCTTACTAAGAGTACGTATAACAATACAACTATCACTCGCTATAGCACTCCACTCTAAACTGCTAGTAGCGGCAAACTCTATATAGGCTTCATCTATAACTAATAAACAATTAAATCCCTCACATACGGAAATTAAATGAATTAATTCGGAATAACTATATAACTCTCCGTAGGGAGTACCGGGATTAGACAGTATCACTATAGAGGTATTAGAATTAATAGAATTAATTAAAATATCGAAAGGCCTTTTAGGCCAGTCGGCCACCGTGTCTATACCCTTTTTTATACTTGTAGAAACCCCATCTAACCATTTAGGCCACACGGCCACCGTGTTTGGAATACTTTTAACCGTTAAACCATGCATAACAGCGTATACGGAATACATGGGAAAGCATGGGTCCATCATAATACATTCACTATTCGGTATACCGTATACTGTAAAGATATCCCGTATAGCACGATCGGATCCTTCATATAGAGTTAAATGTTTCTTATTATGTCCACAAAAACGTGATAGTTCACTATATCCACTATCTGTATTCGGATAATAACTCACCGTATGGGTATCTAAACGACTGTAGAACGCACTCATCAACTCATCTGAGAATGGGACATCCCGTTCACTTGCATGTAACCGTACGCGATCCACTGGACTATAGGGAGCCCTATGACGTTCTACGTTTAGAATATGTGGATTTATTTTAGGCACGATGGATACCCAGTTCTTTCAGTATAGGGACCAATTCTTTATATGAACAGTTAGCACAGTGTTCAGTTGGCTTATTAGTGGCACACCCATGTTTAACTCTCATGAATTCTAGATCACCATGAATATTCTCTATAGTATCCGAAAATATATTCCCAAATTCTTTCGCACCAGTATTCATACAACATGCTAGAACTCTACCCTCTACAGTAGTGTATAAACCGTTCTTTACCCAGAAGCATTGATCATAATCCCATTCACTTTTACCCTGTATAGCGGAATCCCAACCTTTTAGATATTCTAGTTGTTCTGGGGTATACCCGCCCGTCATGTTTTTATCTTGACTCCAGTCTTGTGCTATGTTAAGACGTAATTCAGCTAGATTATATTTTAATACGATGTCATGATATACTGGTTCAATATCATCTACATTGCCTGGATTTACTACATAATTAACCACTATACGACAATTGTGTCTATCTACTGTAGATAATTCATCTAAGAACTTTATTAGTTTATTCCACTTGCTTGGTGGACGGAATCGTTCATATGTTTCTTGATACCCATCTATAGATAGATATAACATATCAATATGCTTTAGGGAGTTGACGAACCATGGTGCTTGTGATAGGGTATATTGACAGTTAGTAGCGGAGATTAAGAATGATTCGGGAAAGTATTCCTTAAATGTACTAGTAATCTTATCGAATTGTGGATGCATGAATGGTTCCCCCATACCCATTAGTTTGGCTGTATGTATAGGATGATCCTTAAGCCTTTCCATTAATCTTGTAAACCGTTGTAATGGCATGTGTTGTAGTGGCCCTATAACCTCATGTCTATTGCAGAATGAGCATTGTAGGTTACAGTGATTGGTGGTTTCTATATAAGCATATTCGATCATAACCATATTTATAAATATTATTATGAAGAAACGTATAGCTGTAGTATTTGTTGGACTGTGTAATGCACGTAGTGAGAACTATGATGCACTGTATGGAGCGTTTGATGAATTGCGTAGACGTGGCGTGGCGGTTGATTATTACTTGCATTTGTGGAATGATCATAGTAAATTCCCTAGGGTTTGGGATGGTGGTACAGTATTCAAGTCTCTGTCGTTAACAGAGCATTTACCAGACGAATCACCAGAATTACAAGAGCGCACCGTAACTGCGCTAAGGCCTTATACTAAAGGTATAGTTCGCAGTTCGTTTAGTGATATGCATAGCGCAGAAGGATTTGACGAAGACCGCGATCATTTCATACCTTATGTAAACTTAACTGCACAGTTTTGGGGATTACAACGTGTACTACATGAATATGATCTTGCAAATTACGATATGATAGTCAGATGGCGTTATGATCTGTTGATTAACTATAAAGCATTCGCAGATTTAGTTGTAGAACATTTACAAGATACCCCAACATCATTTATCGCAAAGGCACAACAGTTCTTCTTTAAAAAGACTTCACCACCTGCAATACTCTGTGATATACCATATCAGATAGGTGGATTACTAATTGATGGTAATAATGATCGTTGGTTTGGATTTAATTCATCTGCAATACCGTTATTCAAGACTGTTCATACCGATGTATATGCTGCAACTCGTACAGGCGATAGTCGCGGTATATACTTAGAAGCAGCATTTCTACAGTACATCGCACAAAACAATTTGCATAGATTAGTCACAGAATGCGACAAAATTGCTGGTTTAATTTCAGATAACTTTGTAAGACCCAATGTCAGTGTGCGGGGTGATTTCTTTGAACTAAATGATGGCGAACTAGATGAATACTTGCGACTGTTTAGACAAGACATACCACCAGATCATAGTATATCTAATGAAGGCTATGGTGGTTAACGTTCTTGTACAGCTTTCCAGTAATCGTCATCATCACGTGGTGAGTTAATAGCTATAGCACTAGGCCATGGGTTAGATGCACTCACATCATTGATTAACATACGTGGGGCATGTGGTAGATCGTATAGTATTCTATAATCTTTAAACCCGGCCGCACCTAATGCAGCCTCAGTTATGCCAGCAGCGCCACTAGGTCTGGCGGTAGTGAACACTATATGCGCACCGTTCTCTTGCTTACCCAATAAGAATGACACTGCCTGTGGCTTTAGTTTAGGTTCTATAGAATAGTTGTTCTCAAAGTATCGTGATTGATTATAGAATACTACTCCATCAAGGTCACAGAATATAGTGGCATGACGTTTCTGATTCTCTATAAATGATTCGTATGTACCACAATCTAAGTAGTTTATAGCACGAACCCCACCGAATATGCAACCGTTTTCCATCATTGTTTTGATAACATGTGATATGAATAGTTCAGAATCTTTACCTTGACGTTCTACTAACAGTTCATAGTGATGTCTATACCCATATGAACTATGAAACCCATAACCTCCCACACATACGTTGTCACTAATCAATCGCTTCTCTACAATGTTTGAAAGCAGTTCTTCGTGTAGTGTAACAAAACTCTTAGCAGCAATGTTAGTTAGAGTAGGATAATCATTTAGGTCTACGTGCGCTACAAAGTTACGATTAACGGCAGGTAGTTTAATATTAAACAAACTATCACAGTCCTGCACATAGAACGGTGTGTCATCCCACGCTTTAACAGTCTCATATATAGTTTCAGCAGGACCATTAGTATAGTGTTCAACTATATGCACACTTACTAGTTTCCCCCATATTCTTTCTATAATATCTATTACACGATACTGTTCTTCGTGTTCACGATTTATTACAACAGTTACCGGATAATCTTCTATCCAATTGCGTACTACATGTTGTAGCATCAATTCTCCGTCTGGCATTGTTAACAAATATTTAGGTCTAGTATTAGGGAATCTACTACTGCGTCCAGCGCATGGCACAATTACTCGCATCGTTTTATTTCTCTCATTATGAACTCATGTTCTGCTCCACTCACATAGGGGAGTATACGACTTAACTGAAATCTGTAAAGATCATCACGGAACATTCCCGGAAATGCACAGTCTAGATGTCGCTTGATATAGTTTAAGTTCATCTTAACAGTTACATTGGGGGTATGATTACGTGCGAACCACAGCCCATCTAAGTCTTGTCGTAGTTTATTTACATCAAAGTATATGGAATCTAATTCAGTATAGTTATAGTCTATGAAATATATTTTACCTTCATAACATAAAAGGTTGTCAATTGTCAAATCACCGTGTATATTGTATTTGGGGAAGACTGGATTGGTGATTCGCGCCTGGTATCCGGTACTCGACTCTTTAGCAGCAATCTCAGCACTATAATCATAGGGAGTAGACTTTGCGAGACAATCACTTATATAGTCACGCAATATCCCAACAGTACGGTCTAGTTCACTCTTGTTCATAGTATAGATGTGCTTACGCATAGGGATACCAGGTATATACTCTAGTGTAATAGAACTATCAGTATATTCATATACCACTGGTGTTGGTAGCGGTGAGTTACGCATCAACTCTACCACCTTCTCAGCATTCCGTACATTAGTTTTGTGTATAGCAGTACCGTTCCCATATGCGATTAATGCAACTGTAGAACCACTGCGTCCAGTCTTAAATTCATGTATCATTATCCATATTTAGTACTAAATACATATATGAAAAAGATTGCTGTATTAATGACTGGTAGAACTCGCACGATTGCTGACACCGCACCTCGTATTGTAGAACAATTCAAGGGGTTGGGCAACAGTGGATATGATGTGGATTTCTTTTGTCATCAAACCGCTGATGATATCGTAATAGATGATAACGAAGAATGGGCATCAATCAGATCAAACTTAAAGACCGGCAATATACCATCAAATTGGTTACGGGAACGCATTAAACCTGTACCACTAACTGATGTAAGTGTACTACAACCTAGATACTCAACTGTAACTTCATATCATGAGTTAATAGATTTGTACGAAACTCATTATAATAATTGGGGTAAAAACCGTGACCTTATGGGTATCGGTTATCTCTCACAAGCATACTCCGTAAGTCACGCAAGTAAAGCTATGTTAGAGTATGCAACCAGTACTGGTACAAGTTATAGTCATGTCGTTAAATGGCGTTACGATCTAGTACCCGAGTTTCATACTAGAAAGAATGTAGACCCATTTGGCCATATCAACCGTAGGCAAATTTACTTCAATGGTGTATTTGAAAACACCGCTGTGAATGATACATGGTTTGTTGCGCGTTACGCTACTGCATCTTGGGCATTCCCTATGATAGGGGATCATTACTTAGATCAGATGTTAAAACGTTTCAGCACACCACGCATAGACGATTCATTGTTCGAAGAAACATTACATGATGTTGTAGTACATGGTTTAAAGTGTAAACCGTTACCACCACAACATGGGCAGTTTACACTACACTCCGCTATATATCGTGATGGATGTACCCCTGATATGACTGTAGAAGAAATACTAGACTACAATCAAAATGTATGGGTTAATCAAGGTTGGGAACGTCTTGTGTTAAACAATCGCGGTGTACAACTTTACTAAAGCGCATAGGGCATGAACTCTGGGAATACAGTATAGAAACTCTCACCGCGTATAGCATCTAACGCTACATTCTTATGACAGAACTTAAACCAACCCTTTTCACTACCATCTAACGCACGTACTAACCCAAGTAATCCACTACTAGTTCTACCATTATCATCACGTTCTAGTATACCCCACCGCTCGATATATTCCCCAATACGATCTTTAGCAATGTTACGCAAACCTTCTGGCAGCACTTGTAAACGATGATGTTCAGGGAATAGCAACATATTCACATCTATCTGTAGAGGATCAACCCATCCACGTGTAATCCAATCATCCCAAAATTCAGTTATAGTCATCACATTATAAGCACTTACTGTCGAACTAATCATAAACTTTACATGTGGGACTTCACGTATCATACGTTCACGGTTAGCACAGATGTCAGCCCATACTGTACCCTTACGCATATACTCAGCGCGATTACCTTTAGCATCTAGTGAGGCACCTACTGTAATATCACTAAACTGCCGCCATAACTCTATAACATCATGGCTCTTGTATGTCAAGCGAGAAAAGTTAGTATTGTATGCTATAGGTATATCTGTTTTACCTATCGAAATCAAATGCTCTAGGATCTTATAGTGTTCATCCATAATCAGCGGCTCACCACCAGCAAAGTATATACGTTCTACACTGCCTATCCATGGTTCTACATCCTCCCAGAATTCTGCTAGTGTAGGCTTTATCTTTAATATCTTAGGTTGATCTGCACGATATCTACCAGTCTTTACAGCATCATCTACCCATCCACTGGATAGTTCAGGGCCACATGTACGACAACGCATGTTACATATATTAGAGAAGCGTATATCTAGATAAGCCATATGTATATCATCTAAGCTACCATCTGGGTATGTTAAGTCTACTCTATCATAATGATGTGCATAGTCATTATTCATATTCTGTCTCATACTACGTATACCATTAGCTTCGTGTTCATAACAACGTGTACACCCACTCGTAGGCTTACCACTCATTATGTTCTTGCGTAGCATACGTTGCTTAGGACTATTCCATATCTCTAGCATAGAGTGTGTATTCGTATCCCCTATCACGTAGTCATTCGTAGCTAAACAGCAAGGATAGGTAGTACCGTTAGGCCATATATGCATATGAACCCATGGTAGTATACAAAAATTTTCAGAATCTTTCATAATATTTTTTCCACTTCTAGTAAAAAAAGAGTTGAACTTTTATTTTTCAGGTGCTATACTCCGCGAATCTGAGGCCATCCCGCAAGCATTTTTTTGGTTTTCCGTAACACTATGCCTCAACTTACCCCTATACCGTATTCGCCTCTATATACGCCGCTAGTATGGGATGTACATAGTCTGAATAGCATTGATCCCTGTTCTTATCGAACTCATGTGTTAAGTATATAAACTTATCCCTCATCTTGGTATCTACACCCTGTTCTATACATCGTGCTATATGATTGATGCCCTCTACTGTATTCAGATTAATCTGTTCCCTATAGTAACCCTCTAAGTCTACAACTCTATCGTATATAGGTTGTAGTATCTCTGGTGTTAGTCCACTTATGTCAAAGGGTGTTGTTTGAAACACATTGCTTATTGTAAAGTTTATGAATGTATCATAACGCTTACTCAACTTGTAAACCCAGTCTATCGTGTTTTCTATGTCATGAACATTATATACTGTGAGTGTATAGTTTATGTCTAGCGTTCCTTTTATCAATCCGTTATCAAAGAATTTATCTATACTGCGTTCTAACTTATCAAACGATTGTGGATATCTAATGTATTCATATATCTTGTCTATCCCATCTATAGAGAATATGAACTCTAACCCTTTGAACTTCTTTAATCTCTCTATGTTTGGTTTCGTCAACTGTGTAGCATTTGTAGTAATTTGAAGTATTATGTTCTGGGCATGATCTTCATCTATACATTTTTGTAGGAAGTCTATGAACTGATTTGATAGTAATGTTTCTCCACCACTAGCTTTTATATAAGTGTAGTTTTCAATGGTGTCAAATATACTGGTCCAATCTTCATTGTTTTTGTCAAACTTATTGATGGATTCACTCTTTAAGATTTCGTCAGTATATGGAAAACTTCTCCAATACTTTACATTACGTTCTACAAATTGGTCTCTATCTTTCATCAACTCACTAGATGAAAATGGAGTACACATTCTACATCTTAAATTGCAGGTATTTCCAGTACCAATATCTAACACTTGTAGTTGAGGATTGTGTATGTCAATGGTGTTACCTTTAAGTATATGTGCGCTATGCAATCTTGGAGAACTTCCATAATGTTTCTCTCTACGCCAACATACTCCACATATATCAGGCTTACGATTAGCTAACATATCTTGTCTAAGATCATTCATAGGTTTTGAATGAAATGCAGCATCTAGGGTAGCATTTTTGGGAAAATTTGATTCCCATTCTGCATTAAGTAAATGTCCAGAATTACAGCATGGAAAAGGTGAAAACTTACCCTGTACCCAACGTTTTACGGCAAGTGCGGTGAAAGGATAGTAACAGAATGAATTGTTTGCTTTAGGTTCCATAGATATATTTATAAGTGCGCACTTAATGCTCCAAAAAATTTTCCTAACCAAGCCATCTCCGATGGCTTGTTCCGGGATTATCTTGGTGCCGCTCGAACTTCGCCCCGCGCGGCGCTAATCCCTACACTCGCCGAACTCTGGATACATAGTATAGAAGTCAGTGCCGCGCTTAGTATCTAAGTCTAGATTGTATTCTACAAACTTGTTGAATTTGATCTTATCATAGTTCCAATTTGATGTCAACCAGTCTATTGCGCTCTGTAATTTCTGTGGGTTGTGCCCATGTGATATCAGATAATCTATACCTTTTTGTGTGTTAGCTATAGCAAATTCTAGCGCACTTTCTGGTATAATTGTTGCCATTTGATAATCTGGGTTAACCAGTATGTTGAATACAATCTGATCCATAGTTTGTATAACACCGTCTTCGAATAGTCGAATAACGAAATCACCGAGACGGGTTGCATTGTATATAGAATACACACTTGTTACTGCTGGTTGAATGTTGCGATGCCCGGCGTTCTGTAACTCTTTTATATTTTTTACTATCGTATTATAGTCACTGCCTGTGCGAACATATGCTGCATGTTCACCGTAATGATCTATACTAGCAATAGCACTTACAAGTTTAAACTTAGGCCAGTAATCTAACACATGACGGTTCTTTAGCGATAGTCTACTAAAGTTTGATGTGTATAACAATTCAATGTTTGGGTTAATCTCGACAAGTTGTTCTAAGAAATCGTAGTGTTCTGGGGTCATAAGTGGTTCACCGCCAGCAAAGTATACTTTCTCTAATTGATCTAGATACGGTAGTAACTTACGCCACGTGTTGTTGTATAGTAGTGGCTTCTCAATACCCATTTCGTTTGCCCAGCTTGTACTCCAATCAGGACCACATGTACGACACTTTAGATTACATAGATTGTTAAATCGAATGTCTAGATACTTTAGCTTTAGTGTATCTAGTGTACCGTCACTCAGTGTAGTAGGAACTAAATCAAATGTATTTGCAAACTCGCGATTGAAACGCTGTCTCTCTGTTTGGTTAATAGCACCTGCTTCACGATCATAACAAGGTGAGCAATACTGAGGCATCTTACGACCCTCTAGCATATTCTTACGCACCATACGATACTGTGAGTTATTCCAGATTTCTTCTGGGCTGCTTTCGTTTAGATTGCCGAGACTGCGCTGATGTTCGTGTTTCCAGTTTGATGCACAGCATAGTTGCACTTCACCATCTGGTTCCACATGCATATGCATCCATGGTGCAATACAAAACGCGTCATTTATATTCTTCATCATTCAACTCTTTATATAATATGTCTACCAGCAAATCAACTGCACCGTGTGTAGGGTGCTGTGCAGACGCTAACAAATCTAATCTATTTTGTTCTGTAAGATGGTGGAAAACAAAATCTTGATCACCATTAATAAGTGTGCGTTTAAATGGTTTGTTAATTTTCCATCTACGATTTTGGTTTCTAAAACTGCCCACGTAATCAAACATATACAATTTGCAATTGTTTTTATCCGCAGTATATTTTATATAATCATAATGCACATCAACCCAAAGACTTGGATACTGTGTAGTCTCTGTGGTGCTTTCTCTGGGATCAACACTGTGAGATATATTTTCAAACATATCTATTAATTCTATTTCTTTACCTGCAAATTTAGAATGATACTGATCGTAGTTCTGATGTGCGAAAAGAGAAAAAGTACGTTCGGTTGGTGGTCTTACTGATATAATAGTTTCAAATCGATTTGGGTCGTTTACGTATTCTAGTATTCTATCGTAAATATAATCGCTATCATTAAAAAACGTCATACGAGGCTCATAAGTGCGCTGTATGATTATATTTCTAAAATTGGATAATAACTTGTTTTCATCAAGCAACTTCACTGCTTCTGCATATTTCATCACCCCATCACCTGGAAATGAAATGCTTTTCCAACGTTGATTTAGTTTTGTCGCAAGAACGGATGGAATACTATGAGATTGGTCTATAAGTTCTCCAGTATCTTTACAATAACTACCAGAACTATGTGAACAACCTAGCCAAAGAGTATCATACATTTAACATTCCTTTCAATTCAGGAAACGCCTCATATATATCTATCGTCGGACGAGATGGTATAACTTTTTCAGTGAGATGCTGTAGATTGTTATCACTGTCTCCCATCATAAACTGTATGAGCCAATTGTTTTCTCCAACAACTGGGTTATGTTGGTATGAGGGGTCGCTACACTTACTCAACTTTTCTGCTACTCGCAATTTAAACTCTTTCGGTAAGTCTTTTGCACTTAGTGGATTCATTATAAGATTGTTGAATACAGATACTTCGTGCTGTCTGCACCACGCGTGAAACTCTGGTAATCTCCATACATTTAGTAATCCTATAGAATGTGATATGCCTAGATTTACTATCTTGCGACTATGTAACTCCTTGAACTTCAAGAATATATCATATGCTTCATTCCATTTTGCAGGGTATCGTATGTATTCGAATTGTTCACCCGTATTGTCGATACTAAGCATTATACGAACTTGTTTGAACTTATCAAAGTGCTTCACAATATTCTCTGGCCATATAGTACAGTTTGTAAACCAAGTTATATCTATATTCTTTGCTAAGTCTCGTTCTATTAAGAAGTTGATTAGTATTTCTTGCTTCTTAATCATAAACGGTTCGCCGCCAGCAAGTTCTATCTTTTGTATGTTTTGGGCGTGTTGGTTGAGTTGTTCCCAAAATTCATCACGTTCTGGCCAACGTTGTAGTCGTATACCAGTATCGTAACCAAGTTGTTTGTATATTGATGCCCATTTACTGCTGCTATCTGGTGCGCATATTGCACAAGCGAGATTACAGGTATTACCCATCTTCAAATCAAGAGATTGCAATGTATCAGATTTGAAATGATAGTTAGTTCGCCAATCTCTAAGTTCTCTGATGCGCTTACTTTCACCACCACTACGTTCTACTTCATAGCATTGTCTACAATCAGTTTCATAGTTTGCATCAAAATTTTTAATCCACTCGTTACGATCACTGTGTTGTATTATATCATCTATGGTATGGGTATCTGCATTTGCTATCTTATTGTCAATAGCAAATCGCTTCGAACTAATACAACACGGTTTGAATTCGCCGCTTGAGTTTATTTCTAGATGATTGGTAACTAGTGGGCATTTCATGTTCGTATTTATAGCAGAGTTTTTCTAAGACCCGCATCTAGCCCTGTGAATTTAAAATCTGGGAATAGTTCTAATAGTTTAGAAATATCTGCACATCTTCTATCTACACTACCTTCAGGTGCATCTTTGTATTCTGGTTTGGTATGTACTAAAAGAATATCACGTATCATCGCCGCCACCAGTTTTATAGTAATCTCTTTTGGGTTACCAATATGTATAGTATCATTTTCTAATACGTCTGCAACCATGGCTGTCAATTTCGCAGCATCATCTATGTACAAGAATGCACGTGTTTGATCCGCGCCGTATAATGTGCGGTCATCGTTTTGTATACGCTCTGCATACTCTGGTATAAAGTGTGCTTTCTGGCGTTTACCGTATACGTTGTGATAACGAATGATTGCATAATTTAGCCCATGCTCGACGTGCGCGGCGTGTACTAGTATTTCTCCCATGAGTTTACTACCTGCATAACTCCAACGTGGGTTGTCAATGCCATTAATTATCCCTACATTTACTTCTGGTGTTGGTATATCGGATATACCGAGTTGTATAGCACCTGCATATATCTCACTGCTACTTGCGTATATGAATTTTTTTATTGACTTATAACGTTGCAGTAAGTATATTGTAGGGGTAAGCGTAGAATCAATGACACTCATTGGTTTAGAATAGAAGTGTGCCGTATTATTATATGCACACATGTGATATACAACGTCAACATCCGGTAAGTTATTAACTGCATCTTGATTTGTTAAATCTGCGTATGTATAAGCATGACCATGTAATTCATCTGGCATGAGTATATCAGTTAAAATAACTTCATGGTCCGATCCTTTAAGTTCTTTTGCTATCGCATTGCCTATAAATCCCGCTGCGCCTGTAACAAGTATTTTCATTTTCTCATCCCATCAAATACTGTCGTTTCAAACAGTCTGTTCTCTTTATCTATTGCTTCAAATAGGTGGTGAGGTAATCCAAGTTGTTCACAAGCGCGTTGCATTGCGAGAACATCTTTTGGTAGACATGCTCCACCATAACCTCGCAGTTCTGGTTTTACATCAAGATATTCATCTGGCATGTCATTGTTTTTCAAGAACGCTTCCTTGATCTTGTCATATGACACCCCCATTTTTTCTGCAATCTCATACATAACATTGGCGAACACAATACGTGTTGCATTGAATGTATTGTGATAATACTTCATCAATTCTGCTTCTGTCGGAGACACGCGCATAATATCTTTTGGTAGGTTACCATGTGAACGCTGTACTAGGTAGTAGTAATTTACATTGTCTGTTCCGACAAGTAGAAGTCTATGGTCGAACACGAAGTCATATTCCGCACTTCGTTCTTTTAAAAACTCAGGAACAAATACAATACGGTCATCATACTGTTCTATCAATCGTTGCGTAGTACCCGGTTCTACTGTAGATTTAATAGCTACAACCCCTGTATAGTTTAAACTATACAATTCTGCAACAACGCTTTCTACAATACTGGTGTCGCACTTCCCTGTAGAATCGCTTGGTGTAGGCACACATATAAAAACAATCTCTGCTTCTAACACAGAAAGTAGTTTAGTCATTAAACTAATATCATGCTTGATAACATTGTATCCAAGCCGCGCAAAGCCTGCAGTACATGCGCGACCTACTACACCTTCACTTCCTACTATACCTATCTTCATTTAGTTTTTCCACTTTACACTACATCCAAAACTTGGGTTAGGGTCCCAATCGATAGTTTTATTTACTAGAGCCAAGTCAATTGCGTGACGAAGACTACTTCCAGTTGGCATTAATCTGTTAGATATATGCGATGGGTCTAATTCGCCGTGATATACTATAATACCTTCTCTATCTACAACGTAGAATTCTGGTGTACATACGGCACCATAGTCTTTTGCAATACTTTGATCTTCATCAAATATATAATCACATTGCAAATCCCATTCCTCTATGAACTCTGGCATAAACTCTGGGGCATCTTCTGGGTGTGAATCTTCTGTTGTTGGTGAAGCATCGTTACTGTTGACTGCAACTATACGAACCGAATCTTTGTAGTCTTTAACTAATTGTGATATCTGTGGCATTCTGAATAGAACATACGGACAATGATTACATATGATCATCACTAGGCATACTTCGCCCTCTTCCATATTACCAATGTATCTGGCAGTTTTACCAATCATACTATCACTTGTTTTTAATACCATTACGAAAGCCTCACAATAGCAGATGCAGCATAATCAATCTCTTGAATGTAAACAAATTTATCTTTAAAGAATTCATCTACTGCTTCATGAACTCCGCCAAACATATTGTAATCATCGATGTGCATTACCCCACCTATTGATACTAAATCCCACAAATGTTCAAGTGCATGTTTAGTTGGTACGGCAATGTCCATATCTAAACGTATGAACGATATTTTTTCTGGTAGTATATTAGGAATAGTATCTAACACTGAACCTTCAACAAAGTTTACTTTCTTGTCGATCATACGATTTGCATCGTATAAGTCTGGGATAAGTTTTGGAATGACATTGGCAACATTTTCTATTACCCCATCTTTGGGACAGTAGCACCATTGGTCTTCTTCGTTATACCAACGTTCCACACTCTCTCCTGCACCTGAGCTATGTATTTCAATCTCTCTATCAGTGTCGATCAATTCTTTTCTGGGTACACCTTCGAATGTATCATATGCCCAAAACTTTCTATCTAAATCCAAATTGTACATTTCTGCAAGTGCGAGGGCAATGTTACCGCCCATGAATACACCACATTCTACGATGTCTCCCGGTATGTCCTTTGCTTTTACATATCGAATTGCATCCATGACTGCTTGCATACGAGACGCACTCATCGTTGATATAGGTGATATAGTATACATGGTTTCTAGATCGTCGCGCAACCAATTGCGACGAAATAGATTGTTTAACTCGCTATGTGGTTCTTTACTTAACATTACCCGATTACCTCAAATGTTGGTGTACAAAATACTAGCTTGCCGCCCTCTGTAATCCAATCCTTTAAAATCTTATTTACAAATATGTCTTTAAAGTGGAATGGGAATACCAAGAAGTAATCTGCTTTTTCTTTTGCTTCATCTTCGTGGACAATTGGTATACTACTACCAACAAGATATTTTCCTATCTTATCTGGGTGTATTTCTGCCGCGCCAGAAATGATATCGCCATCAAGTCCGTAGTACTGCATGATAGTGTTACCTTTTGTACTTGCGCCCATGATATACACTTTTTTACCATTTGCAACTTCGCTTCGCAAGAAGTTCATAGTTTTCTCACGGTTGATTTCCATGTTACGCTGCCATTCAACATAACGTTCTTGTGAACAGTCTTCTTCGAATTCCATAGAACCTTGAGATAGATGACGAATATACAACTGATAACTACCACCATTAATATCGTTTTCTACTAGATCATAAATTTCTAGACCATTACGTTCAAGTAGATTCACAAGTGCTTTATAAGAATAGTATTCGATATGTTCATGGATTACGTTTCCGATATCGTTTGTATCAAGCATTGGTCTAGCAGTCATAAGCTGACAAATCCACAGACCGTCATCTGCAAGGATGCTCTTGATATCTTGAACAAATTTATTTGGATTGTCTAGGTCATAGAACATAGCGATAGTAGTTACAACTTTTACATTCTTGCTACCTACTGCGCTTCGATAAGTTTCTTTAGTAAAGAAATCACTTATAGTTATGTCGCAGTTTTTCTCAAGTTCGCTCTTGATATTTTGCGCAGGATCACATCCTACTTTGATCACGTTCTCTGAATAAAAACTCAACAGAGTACCATCATTGGCACCAATATCTAAAACGATATCACCATCTGAAAGTGACACATGTTTCTGTGCTGCAACTGTGATACTTTGTAGATTGTCTACAATCTTCTTATTAAGTCTGCTTAGGTACCAATAATTTTTATAAAGGTCTTCTTCACGTACTGTATGTGACAGTTGAACTAGGTCACAATGAAAACAATGTAACAAAGTTAGCGGTGCTGTACCAATATCTGTATTCGGTTCTGCCATAAACGCATTGATTTTCAAGTCGCCCATATCGAATACTGTTGTAAACTCGCTGCTTCCGCAACTGCGACATTCTGTTATTTCTTTTATGTGTGCCATTAATTTAGTCCATTTGTATAGCTAATATCTGGGTATGTATAACTACCAGCAATATCTTTGTTGAAGTCTGGGATAGTTTTCATCTTTTCGAGTCCCATTAATGCGGTCTCTGGTGTCATAAACATATGATATCCAAGCATCGTTATTGTATCTTGTTCGTATGGCAACGACATGTCTCTTCCATCATGTGTTGCACGTTGCGCCCATTTGTAAAATTCTTCGTCGTCAGTTAGTATCATACCGCCTTTAATTGTACTTAGAATTTTCTTATATTGAAAACTCACACAGTGGTATGTTCCGGGAACATACATACCTTTAGTAAAGCGTGGGGCAGCATCAACAATATTTGTAGGTTCTATAGTGTACGCACCTTCCCATTCAAAATCTTCGAATGTGATATTGTAACCTGCATGGCGCAATTGCATTGCTGCACTCACATATGTGTGAGTAGGAAGTGTGACTTTTTCCGGAGTACCATGTTTGAGTTTGTAATACATTGCACTTAGGAATATAGCATGACTGCAACAGTCGGTTGCTATACCATAAGGTGCTCCTGCGTATTCTGCTACCTGTCGTTCAAACTCATGTACGTATTCAAATGGATTCATATATTTTTATCTCTGTAGGTCTGTACATATTAGTAACAGTTTCATTAGTGAATTCAATTGGATTTATGATTTTTCCAAAAGGTAAATCTTTGAATGGTACAGTAAAATCATAGTTACCCTTTGCTAGCCAATCTAAAAATTTTGTATCACCATAAAGTCTTTTTATCTTATTGTTACCTAGTTTAAAAATAGGAACAATTGCATCTATATCAGCAACGTCCCAAGCCATAGGATCATCGCCCATATACCAAGCAGTTGCAAAGTTTCTACCAAGCCTGCAATCATCCCAGTAAAAAACATCAGCATGGTCGTATAAATCAGCTAGTTCTGTACGATCATATGTATTGGGTACGTTGTACGCAAACTCTCCCATTTGATCCCATATTTCATATCCCACAAGTATTGTTCTAGGCAGTTCGTCGCATTCCATGTAATTTTCACTATGTAACACACTTTCATAATCATGAACGCCGTGATTAATACCTTGTAATGTTTCATTCAAAACTGTTATTTCAGATGGAGGTCGGTTGTGTCTTAACTCTAAAAAGTTTGTAGTAAAGATACGATGTATTTCATTACAATCTTCTAATGTAAGTTCGCCCCTAACTAGTGCAGGATGTAACTCCATATTTAGATCATTAAATGATTTTATGATTCGTTCTATACTTTCTTTTTTTATTTCTTCTTTGTTCTCTATCAAAGATATTTGTCTATCCGAAAACCCAACATATGTTGTGTCTAGCTGATAATATAATGGTTTATCTAATTTTTTAAAATTTGATTTTTCTATGAACGTTCTATTAAGTTCGGTATCGTATGGACGTATGAATACCTCATATCCATTCTTAAATGTTATACCAACGATGAAATCCATATACTTGATCATAACGGTTCTCCGTTATTGTTAACTTTAACAATTGGCGGAACGCTGTCATCCCAACGCTTAGTTAGTAGACTAACAAATTTAAAATCAGTTAATGCAGTAAATGTATGTGCAGTGCCGGTCGGTATTTTAATGCTGTCACCTTCACGCATTATCATTTCTTTGTGATCACCATCTGATGAAAATTCTTTGAATAAGCATTCCCCATCAACAACTATCATGTACTCATCAAAATGTGGATGATAGTGATAACCGCGCTCATCGCCTTTTAATGTTATCATTAGGTTGTATTCGACCACAGGTGAATCATTCACATCAAGCGGAAAGCTAAGAATAACTCCGCGATGGTCCTCGAATACGTCAGGTGATAGTTTTTTACTTTTCATCTAGCCACGCCAAAACATCTTTAAAATAACTTGCACTAATTTGTTTGAATTCATTACTGTAATATCTGTTATGATTATACAACAATCTTGGTTCTAAATCAAGTGTTATTTTTTTAAGTTGTTCTGGTGTAAGTTGTGAAAACTTTTGTATTTGTTCTAGTACCATCTCTGTACGTTTAAACATATCGGGTTCTAAGTCATAGCTATTGTCAAATAAGTCATCAAATACATCAAACCCCCATTCTCGCAACACTTGTAAAGTTCTAGGTTGCGCAACTGTTAAAAATGGCTGCATGAAAACAAATGGTCTAAATATAGCCTCCGATATATAGCATCCGGGACCTACAGCATTGCTTTCAGTGATCACACTCATGAAGCTATTCTGATAGAATGGTAAACTAGTATTAAATGTATCGCTTTCAAAACATCCATTTTCTTGAAAGTTCGATACATCTAGTACATACGGCAATGATGTTTGTATATCAGATGCAATACTTTTCAACTTTTCTATATCTATTAGATTGTTTGGATCATATATGTTAAGGTATTCGTTCTTGTCATTGTATATCCAAGTCATATGTTGCTCAAATGTTTCACCATCGATAATATCAGCACAACTAACTAAGTTACGTTCTAAGAGTTTTAATTCATGTAGTCTGCACATAAAATACATTCTGTGCGGCTTGTGTATACGATTGAAACTTAAAAACAAATGGTCATATGAACGAGTTTGTAAATCGATGGGTTCTGCCTTTTCGTCCCAGAATAAATGATTCCACCCAGGAACAAAAAACGTTTTCATATCAGTATTGTTGAATTCGTTGACGAAAAAGTCACCTGATACAAAACACACGTTAGATGTATTTGCGCCATTAGATACCAAGACATTAGGTATATCTACGTTTTCATGATATTTGAATTTACCTAAGGCAGATATAGGTTCCTGCACCGTGCTAATTATGACTTTACTATTGTCAGGTAGTATATCTACTACGCTGCCGTCTTTTACAATGCTTATACCGTGATTGCCCAACTCTTGTGATATATTCGGTTCATAGATACACAGAGGAGAAACGTCAGAGAATTCCAAATTCAAATTGTACACCTTTGACATGTAATACCACCATGGTGAATCTCCGGTACCTCTAAAGAGTGAATTGTTTACAGTAGTCATCATTTAAAAACTTTATTATGTAATCTGCTACGCGGCGATGACCGCGCGGATTCCAGTGTCGATCATCCGATGATATGGTCTCTAACTGGTCGGTTATATCATCTACGTTTATGTATCTCATTGTGTTAAAATCAAATGTACTTATTAGAAACTCTCTGTCGTGTTTCGTGAACATTAAATTCAACCAGCCCCACCAATATATTTTTATGTTGTATACTATTGAAATATACTTTAATAGCAATAAATTTTTTTCAAACTCTCTGTAATCATTTATACGAGTGTTTAGTTCCAGAAACGCATTGTACTTATCACGAATAGGTAAACCGTTTCTAGTTGTCGGAACTGTCGTAGAAGGATTAAAGTTGTATGTATTCACATCAGATTTTTCCATTGTGTAGATGTCGTTATTATGGTCACGCGTATATTCGTTATCAAAAAAGTATGATCTTCTAGATAAGAATGACATTCCCACAATTATACATTCGATTTGGGACGAAAATTCATTAACCCAATTTTGTGTTATTTGTATTATTCGGTCATTCGATATACCCGGTACACCTACATTTATTACTACATAGTCTTCTTTATTGAAGAAATCAGTATGCAAAAGGTGGGCATATGTATCAATGTAATAAACGCCATCTCCAAATGTAAAACTATCTCCAACAACGATTATAATCTTTTTATTATATAATTCATCTAAATTCGTGATTTGCGATCTAGTCTGTAAGGTATTGTTATAGAAGTCATCTATTTTGTACCAATGTCTATTTGGATTCTCACTATGTTCTATGTCTCGCCTGCCGCCCGGACCAGATAGAAAACTAAATTCATTTTTCATATAATTTTCTCAAAAACGATAATTCTGGAAACACCACATCGAACTTTTCTCTGCGCATTCTGTCTAAAGAATCGGTGTAGTTTATTGCTCTGCGTAAAAGTTCTATATCCGTTTCGTTTTGTTCAAACTGCCTTAATGCATTTATTTTGTCATTAGGTAATATGTTTGACAGTCTTTTTATTACATCTTTACGATATTCTAACGGTAGTACATTAGGAGAGAATATTTTCGGATCGTTAACCATATTATGGTGTACATATATACCTAGGCCACTTGCCCATTCATAGAACTCACCAAGATATGGGAAGTTCATCCAACTAACAGTTTGTGTTATGCTGAATTGTATATCACATCTGTGTGGAAGTAACATATCAACAGTTGACATAACATCTTCCCATTTAGTTGGATTTCTAATATATTCGTTTCTGTCACTAAGATCATCGATGCTGAAACCTATATCTATGTCATCAAACTGTTTCCATATTTCTATGATTTCTTCATTCATGTTTGTCATATTAATGTTATAACGTAGACATACGTTAGTTCTACCGGCATCGATCATCCGTTGCAAGAACTTGAAGTGTTCTTTAATCAACGTAGGTTCACCGCCATTGATGTAAAATACCTTTGCATCTTTTGTATGCTCAAACAAATCTTCCCAAAATTTCTCTTGTTCTGGCCAATCAAACTGGTTGTGATCTTTATTGAATTCTCCCAGATCAGGATATTCTTCTCTTAACTTTTGATAGTCTGATATCCATTTTGAACTACTCCATGGGTTGCAAGTTCTACATTTAACATTACAAATGTTACCTAGTCTAAGTTCAACAAATTCTAAATTTATATTGGCAATCGTACCGTCTGGTGCAGTTAATGATTTTGCCTGTTCAATTGTAAAATGTGGATATTCTCTGTTTTCTTTCACACGCTTGCTTACAATACCAATAGATTCTTCTTTGTAGCAACGTAAACATGCGTATGGTTTTTTACCCTCTAGCATTTGCAGTCTAACTTCTTTAAAGGTATCACCGTTCATTATTTCTTGTATGCTCTGATTTTTTAAATCAAGGAATTGATCACCATCAGTGCTGCGAGGGTTGTTATTAGAGTTTGATGTTTTGTTCCTAGACCTAGAAACACCATATTCATGATTTGCATTGCAACATAATGTTATACCCCCATGCGGGTGCGATGCTAAATGCAACCATGGTAAAACGCAAAATGTATCACTCATTAAACAAACCTTCTATAAATTTAATTGCCAACATCTTATGAAAGTGTCTACCGTAGTGCATAGAATCTCTTGCTTTAGATTTCCATGGGCCTTCATTTTTATCTATGTCATATGTAGCAATCATATCATCCAAGTAATGTGCAGTTGTTATTATTTTATGGGTGGCATTATTTAATTTTGCATAGGTGCGAACTAAACTTTCTGCAACATATTGACCGTAATAAAAAGATTGCGGAGATATATCCACCATTGCTTCTCCGATAGAATTTACTCGTTTCCAATCCGAGTCATGATAATTTTTGTTATATTGATTAGATAGCAAATAATTAAATATCTTACCGCTATGGTCAGTATAAGTTTTTCTAAACACAGGTGGGGTAAAGCAGCATACAAAATTAGGATGAAAGCTGTCACCCAACATACTAATTACGCGCACTGTATCGTCCGAACCAGTACCTGGCATAGCAAGATTTATTAAATCGATCTTCTCGTTGTATTTTTTTTCAAGTAATCTTTTTACTTCATATGGCCAAATATGATGTTCAGGTAAGCCTATACCAAAAGTATTACTGCATCCGAACACAATCAGTTTTTTATTTTTACTATCACGTATGTCATCGAACTCGTCACACCGAAACCCATGTTTATTTAAATCATAATCTACACTATCGATTGTATATGCATTTCCAGATTCTATATAGTTGTCTTTGCTATCGGATGGATACCAGCGAACACGTATACTTCTATTTTCCGATCCCAAATTTGGGTTATCATAAGTGTCAACCGGACATGAATTTAAAAAATATTCATCATCCGCTCCTATATTTTTACGCCATTCTTCCATTTACAACCTCAGTTATGTTCGTTATATCGCATCCACCATTCATAAAGTTCGGTGTCATGTTCTTTATATATTTCTTCAAGTGTTGGTATGCCTGTAAGTTTATCTTGGCGTATTTCACTAAGATGTGCTTGAAAACTTCTACCGTTTCTACTTTCTTGAAGCCATGTATCTGGCCATTGCTCCATATGTGTTTGTCGCTTTTTCATTTCTTTAAGCGTATTTATAAGTGTCATCTGACGATTAGTTGCACGTGGTTCCATGTATGCGAGATTTTCATCTATAATACGATGTAGTATTTCTTTTGGCCAAGCAAACGGAGAAAATACAATATCTGGGTGAAAGGCAAACATCATCTTTGTTTCTATCCGAACTCCAAGTTCTTGTGATAGATCAAACAAATCTTTTAGTGCAAACATACCAGGACCAGTAATTGTCAGGTCTAGTATCATACGTTCTTTGCCATTAGGAAGTTCAACACCTTGCTTAAAGTTTTCTAACCATTCTTTCCATACAATTCCACTACGAATGAATTCTACAATCTTACCTGTACCGTCGATACTTGCGCACATCATCCAGTTTTTAAATTGTGGAAGATAGTCATATAAATTTTTATCTTTGTACGTTACGCGAGACAAGTTGGAATTGTATCGCAAATAGCAATTCTTTGCAGATCCATTCTGTACCATTTTTTCCAGAGTTTCCCAATGTATATCATACATTAACGGTTCGCCGCCGACCCAATAAATTTCTTCTACTATACCGGCATCAACTGCGGCTCTGAATTCAGGTTCAACAACATTAACTTGAAATGCATTCATTTTTCTTTTCACATCATGCTGCATGAATGGTTGATTCTCTGGACTCCACATATTGTGTTTTTTCTTTTCTGCTTCCCAGCTTGAACTAAGAAGTTCACCGCACATGCGACACTTAAAGTTGCATAAATTAGAAAAACGATAATCAAAAGATATTGTTGGCATGGTAGTGTACCCATCATCATCGGTACTATCAAATGCCTGTTGTATCTTGTCTTTGAACAGTACGCCAGTGAACCATTTGCGATACGAACTAAGGCTCAAAATATCATCATTGCATACATCACATTGTGGTATAGTTTCACCCGCCATCAGTTTCTTACGTATGTCTCTCATGTATGGAGAGTTCCAATGTTCCTCAAGAGTGAGAGGATTAAAATCATCGGCAGCAGTTTTACTTTCTGTGACTTCACCATACTTTTCATCATTCGAGGCGTCTATGTATTGCTTTTGGAATTGGTGTTGTTCCCTGCTCGCACAGCACATGCGCCGCTCACCCTGTGGAGATATATATGTATGAGTCCACGGTGCCATACAAAATGTCTTATTTGGACTATCAGAAGAACAACTACCGTCGTTTTTCCAAATTGGTATTTTTCTATTCAGTGTCATGCAATGAGTTCCTCATAACGTTTGGGGACATAAACGAATATTTACTTACTAATTCGTTTGTGTTGGTGTTAAGTTTGATGGCAAGTTCTTTATTATATATTACTTTATGATTAATGTCAATTAGCTGTTGTTGTAATTCTTCTATAGGTATAGATAATAATCTTTTAACTTCATCGATATACATACTAAGACGTTTATTAGTATCAAACTCTTGATCAAATGAATAATCAAAAACTTCATCATATAGTTGAAACCCCATTTTTTCTAAGTTTTCGTAATACCATGCATGTGCATAAAGAAGAAAAAATTTACCTAACAATATTGGCTTCCAAGTTTTCTCGGTGTAGATCAACTGATACGGCTCTGGATTAGTTTCGGCACCTATCTCTATTAAACTGTCATTGAAATATAAAAAATCATCAACGGTATCTTGATTTATACCAATCGATATGTCATCATGATCTAGGACTACTTTTGTCTTATAATCGAAATTTTTAACATAATAATCGTATAGTTGAAACAGATTTTCAGTTATACGTGTGCGTAACATCCAACTGTAATGTAAATTTTTCAACATACCGATTTCTGCTAATCCATCCAGTATCATTGCACGTGGTAGTATAGGATTACCATTGTAACATATTGCATGTTTAGAAGGTCGGATATTATGATAATCTGGAGATTTACATAATGTACTGGTAATGTTGTTGATTGTTCGATTTAGAAATGTATATGGATAACAGGTGAACTTATCAATTACGAGCGGGTCGGTTAACAGAAACTTCGATGAATAGCTTGCATGTTCTCCTACCATGAGATTGCAATTGATGAACTCCGAATATTTTACCTTTGAAGCTATATCATTTATACGTTTAAAATATAAACCGGAATCCATATTGAGAAAGGCCTCAGTGACATTAAACATCGTGAGATATAAATGGTCTGAACGATTGTTTTCTATAAAATCTTGTAAAACTAAGCAGGTATGTTCGCGATCATATGTATCGAATGAGACTATTAACTTGTCACCATCTAAAATTATTGTCGGGCGGGAACCAGCGTGTATTTTAGTTGAAGAAATGATATTCATAGTTTTTATCATCCCAGTAGTCTTTTACTTGATTATAATTTTTTACTAGATTTATTTTTTCTAGCATTGTATTTTGCTTAACCGTATTGAACACTGGAGGGTGTTTCAATATAGAAACTGGTATTTTACCCGTGCTTATTTCTTCGTATGAAACTTGTTCTATGGTATAAACATTTTTTAACGCAGCTATAATATTTTTAAATAATATAATACTGTGAAAAAACGAATCTATGCTGTTTGGCAAATCGCTAATCTCAAAAGAGCTATAGGATAATTTATCGGTAGAATTCCATTTGTCATTGCACAGACTTATTTGAAAACTGAGGTATTGCTCAATCAAGTCATTGCGATAATTTACTACAATCAAATCTGGATTTATAAAACTTATATCGTCTAGATGATTTCGTGAATCACCATATTCGACAAAATATTTACAAACCCAATCATTGGTAGATGCAAGATGTTTCAATTTTTCATCATAGTCACCTCGAAGGTATTCTCCTAGATTGCTAAGATTGTATTCGGTAGAAATTGCATCCTGTAACATCGTGGTACCGGATCTTCCCATTGAATTTAAAATTAAAATTTTCATCTTGCATCACTTGTGTTATTCTACTACTACGCCACCTAAAGAATCAGTTTCAGTATCCCATCCACCTACTGTTTTCTTTTGTTCATGCGCGTCATCACCACCTTCATACTCATCCATAGTTGCCGGATCGTGATCGGATATTGTACTATTAAGAACGATACGCTTGCTTAGAATATCTTCTGCGGAAGGGGAATCTGCTTCTATACTATCAAACCATTCAACAAAAATTGGACTAAATGAATCTCTAAAACTTTTCCCTCTACGAATATCGTACTGTGCAAAGAATGTCTTAAAGTCATTGTATAGTTTTGGGGTTTCTGCGGTATTACGGTGTGGTGTTTTTACAACATCAAGATAATCAATAAGACGTTGTATTTGTGCCTTTTCACCATCGTGAAGTTGCTGTTGCAATCCATCTTGATTAAACCAAACTTCAATTTTATTTTTGAAATGTGTTTTAATGTGTTCGGGTAGAATTGCAGCACTTTGGAATGATGGGAAACGCAGAATGTTTAGAGACATTACAGGTGCGCGTTCTCTGCCATATTCTTTTCTAAACTCTAACATATCATCCATAAAGTCAGTAATAGTATCAAGGCACAATGAGTTAATAGTCATCATCATGTTTGTTTTCTTTACATTTGACTCGCGCATAATACGGTGAAGATTAGATTTCCAGAATTCGTAATCCATGCCATCACGTATGTACTCTTGTCCTTTACCATGTGCTTCCGCAGATGTATAAATTTCAAAATGAGGTATATGCCAAGATTTTTCAATCATCTTATCAAGAACCTTGTTTGTCTCTGGATTCAAGTTAGAGTTGATTGCAAATCTCATATTTCTACCGCGTGTTGGATTTTTTTCAAACCAATCAAACAGTTTCCAAGTACCAGTATGCATAATGGGTTCGCCGCCAGTGATACGGATTTCTTCAAGGTTGTCAGATAGACTTGATTCCCACCATTTCCAAAACGCTTGAATATATGGATTGTTATCTTCTTTGTCTGCTATTGGTTTTGCCCATTCCGCGGTGTCAACAAAGTGTCCACGCCCATCGGACTGAATATTTTGATATGCACCATATGTATTGATATCTTTAACCCATGCACTGCTGAATGCCGGATTACAATATGAGCATTTAAAGTTACATGCTCGGTCAAACGCAATTTCTAATGTACGAAGTTCAACATCTGCATCCCAAGGCATATCGCCTGCTGCGATGATATCTTCGTCTGTAAAGATTTCAGTCTTATACACGCGGTCAGAAATGTTATTTCTGCCCATGTCTTCAACTTTCCAACAGTATTCGCATTCTGCTGGTCGATCACCTTCCTGCATCATCTTACGCATTTTCTTTTTATGCTTTGTGTTGTGGATAGCAGTAAAGTTTTCCTTTAATTCATCTAGCGGAATCCAGTGACCGGGTGGGTGGTGACAACTTGCAGTCTGCCCATGTCCCAACCAGATCGTAGCATTGTACCATTTCGCTGCGCAAAAACTCTCGCTAACGGAATCGATCATACGTTCTTTGAATAGTTGAAAGGTTTCACCTTCCCAGTATTTTCTTCCCATATCTTATCTCTCGTTCTTCTCTTGCTTCTAACCAGAAATCTGTCATTTCTGGGAATGTTTCTAAAAAGTTTTTATTTCTACGTCTATCGTATTCGTTGAAGTAATCGTAAAATCTTACTAGTTTATCACTTAGTTCTTGTTCAGTGAGCTTATCACCTGTTTTTGCCCAAGCTAAATCTCGTTCTAATTTCAACACTTCGTAGTTCTTAAAACCATGATATGACAAACCATAATCAGCATTAGATAACACATTTTGTTTCATGAAATCGATATACTCTTGCATCGTATCTAACATATCTTGGTCACAAAGTTGTATCGTAATCCAGTCAGGATATCTCAAATATGGTATGTCAAACCAAACTCGTTGTCCGGGTTTTCTATGTTTGTTGTCGAATTGATGTTGGTATCCAAACTTACGTCTTAACTCTAACATATATTCTAGAAAACCTTTCAACCCAGGAATACTTAGAATATTAAATGTATTGATAAATGTAACACTAACACGTTGTGTTTCGTTTAATAGTCTGTCAACATTTCGTTTTAATTTTTCGAAATCTAAACCATCACGGATGTATTCTGCTTGCTCTCCGACAGAATCTAGACTTATGAAAACACTGATGTGCTTGACGTATACGTTCTCATATTGATGTTCCCACACATTATATTCTTTATCCAGAACATAGTCGGCTGCATACACAAAACTATGGTCATCTTCGTCATCACATGGACCTAATGCAGTGAAAGTCTGTTCGATTTCCTTAAACTTTATTGTTTTCGTATTTGGGACCATAGATTCCACAAATACACCCTGTAGTGTTTCATAGATAACTTTCTGTTCCCATGTCTTCCAATCAGAACCATCTTTTGGGTCTTGTACGTAAAATACTAATTTACGTTTACCCTCTACTGGTGGCTTCAAATATATACTCTTATCAAACTCAACACGGGTGTTGCTCTTTTCAGGAATAATAGGTTCTTCAAGTTTTTTAATTTTGTCCATAAACTTATCAAACAGCGCATCGTCTGGTGGGCACATATTTGTAGTAAGAGATATCTCTAATTCTGGATTTGGGTTTTCTCGTATGTAATCCAACACCTTAAATGTGTTTTTATCCATAAGAGGTTCACCGCCAGTCATACGGAATATTTTCAAGTTGGGATATACAGTAGGCCACCATTCCCAAAATGCAGAAATATAAGGATTTTCTTTTTGTGAAAGTTTTAGCGGCATTAAGCCACTTCTCTCTAAACTTGTAATTTCATTGTGGCGGGTGTTATTTGAAAACTTGAAAGCCCCATGCTGTTTAATATCGTCTTCCCATGCTGTTGACAAATGGGGAGAACAGTATGCACATTTAAAGTTACACGCTTGGTTGAAATTTACTTCAACGTATCTAGGAGATATGTCATGGTTCCAAGGGTTATTAACAACTTCATCCCATGCTTCTTGTACCCACCATTCACTAGAACGATAATGTCTATCACTTAATCTGCCGCCTTCAGGTGGATTTGGTGCGTCTTCTACGTTCCAGCAATACTGACAACCCTCAGGTCTTTTGCCTTCTTTCATTTGTTTGCGTTCAAGCATTTTGAAAGAGGTATTATGTAGTGCGTTTGGATTTGCACGTAGTTCATCTAGTGGGATGGTATGTGTTGGAGGGTGATAACAACTATGTGTACGACCCTGTGGTAAGTGCAAACTCACTTGCAACCACTTCGCCATACACATAGATGGAGATATCTGATTTAACTTGACGCGTGTATTGACCGCATCGTCGTCATAATTAGCCATTAATTACCTATCCCAGCCAGTTTGTTTTTCAGTTGCCAGTGGGTTCATTACTCTTGGTGGATTCGTATAAACGCGTTTAAAGAACGCAGACAATTCTGTAGTTGGGTCACAAAGTTCCATACCTATCTTATCAGATAATGTGTCACCTAGATCAAGACATGCAGTATAAAGTTTATCGTAATCCCATTTCACTTTTGTTCTCATGCAAGTTTCTTCGCCGCCTTCAAACTCTGGTAGAATTTGTTTTTCAAAGTAGTCTTTGAACCAATCGTAACTAGAGATATTCTCTAGAACAAAGTTTGGATTCAAGTTTACATCATAACAACCAAGCCGCGCACCATAAATTGCCCAAATTCCATTCTCAATATCCGAACCAACGTTACACCAAGTTAATAGTCGTTCATAGTTCTTTGGCCATATGCGCTTCTTGAAGTCTTCCGCTGGTACAGTTTTACCTTCATCAAGGGACATTTTTACACCTTCACGATATCCTGCACGGAATGCTTGGAATGGCGAGCCCGCATTGAACACCATTGAGTACACATTGTTCATCTGAATATAGTTCAGGTCCCAACAGAAGTCAACCTTCTTTGTTTCGTCAACTGCATTTTCATGTGTTTGCATTTCTAGTACAAGGTCTACTGGCCAACATTTGATACCACCATTACCATATACTAAACCATTAACGATGTTTTTAGCACTCCAAGAGATAACAGAATTTTTCAAATCTGTATCTTCTGGGAATGATAATTCAATGTTAAAGAACTTTTCGTCTACGATGTTATCACCATCAATCGTGATAAAACGATCAGTGTCACTTTGTCTCGCGCATTCCTTATGTGCGTTATCGAAACCTTTTACACCATCTACGCGCTTTGCGTATGGGAACTTTTGCAAAAGATTCGCCCAATGTTCTTCTTTGTTTGGTTCATCATAGCTTAGATAAAATATGTCCAAGTCGCCTATAACTAGCTTTGTCATTTATTGCTCCATAGAGTATGTATTGAAGTACTTTTTTGTGTATATACTTATCTTAGTCGGGTCATAGTTAAAATCTAAAGATACAGTCTCGCCGCAAAATAGATCAGTATATGGTATAGTCACAGTCTTTAGAATGAAATCGGGCTTATCCTTAAATGTAATGTGAAATGGATGCACCGCATTGCCTGCGATTAGTACTTCATTTCCACTGACAACGTTTGCTTCATCTACAAGTTTTTTGTTTAAAGTAAATTCAAGACGTTTGCCATCAAACTTTATAGTTAGTTCTGGATCATCATTCTTTGTTACTTTTTGTATTTGTTTTTCAGATGACCGGGATTTAAAGTCAATACTTTTCTTTGTTATCTGATATATAAGCGGGTTCTTAGTTTTAGTAACAACATAGTCAGAGAATTTATATTCACCAGTTAAAAATGGTCTAATGGTGTCAAACTCGAACCATGCATAGTTTGTTTCTTCACCTGTCACAACTGTTGAAATTTTTGTTATAATACCATCTGTACCAAACACAACTACTCTGGCTTTAGTGTTATCATCTTTTTCTTTTAGACTGATCATATACCTAATAGCCTCTCATATACTTTTATTTTTTCCGCTGTCATCCAGTCTTTTTCGACATAGTGTACGGGCAAGTTTTGTTTATAGTTGCCAATAGTCACGGTGCCGTCATCTGCTAAATCACTAGTAATAGATTTTGTCCATACACTGTCGATCTTTGCACGATTAACGTTTTGAATGTAACTTTTCATATGCACGAATGTAGGCACATCCTTAATGTCATAATCGCATACTTCGTTTTCGATGTCAAGTAGTTTTATTGCAAGCGCATATGCAACGTCTGCGCTGATCCAATTCTGGCCTTTGCCTTTCAAGAACTGATCATAGAAAACAGTCCAATTTTCCATAATGAGTTCTACCATCTTGAAGAATTCGAATCCTTTTTCATTCTTCTTAAAATACGTAAAATTACTATAGACATTAGGAAGATCCAACTCTGTAAACTTGGTTCGGTAGTAATCACTTGTTGCATTTTCGCCTCTAAATGTTTTGACATTCGTACACGCCCAAACATCTTTACGTGCAAGATGCTTCCACCAATGATCTACGCTACCAGTAAATACTTGGTCACAATCAAGAATAATGGTTTCATCAAACGGAGTCATATGTGCATATTTCCATTTGTTTTGAATTTTCCATAATTGATATATGGCGGGATCACCGAAAGGGATGTCCACGATGTGATCAAATACTTCTCGGTGTTTATCAGTAATGAGTGCTTTTGTTTGTTCGTCAACACATACACATATTGCATTTTCTTTTTGTGTTGCTTTCAGACTTAACGCCATAGCATATGTCAGATTTAAGTAATCTGTTTCCGCGTTATTCTGTGCAATAGCAATATAACCTTTAGTCATGTAACACCTTTCTAAATTCATCCAAATGTCTACTTAATGCATACTTATTCATGATGTGGATGTCGGTGTTTACAAATCTTCCAAGTATATGTTCGCTTCGATTTTCTTTCTTTGAACAAAACATGATAATATCGTTTGTTGAATTCACTCTAAAAATGTCGTCAGTATCAAAACTGTTATTCAAATATTCAATAGGTAAACTTGGTATACTAGAATCCATATTTCCGTTCAATATATGCAACGCGATACTAAACGCGTAATCATTTCTAAACATACCACCAGAACAGTTATACAAATCTTTGTAATATGGATAATGTTCTTTTATATGAGTTACTAGCGTAAAAATGTCCTCAGCAATATCAGATTTTCTAAAATATATAACAGTTGCCCAATGCATAGGAATAGTAAATTCATCAATGTAATGAACATCTGTATCGTGAATTCCAGCAATATCACGATACTTTTTGTTGATCATGAAATTATTTTCACTGCCCCAAACATTATCTAATGCATTACTCAATACAAAGTAGTCTGCATCTATTATCAGAGTTTCATCATATGGAGAAAGTTGGTATGCCATACTACGATCAAGATTAAAAAATTGATCAATCTGTGTCGATGCTGTTGTGTCTTTGAACATACGTTTGTTATTTTCTAGAATCTTTTCTTGAATGATAACTCTGTCGAACCAAAAATCAATCTCTGTGGATGCAGAATTGTACGTCTCTTGATCAGTAACTAAACATATTTCATCAAACTTTTTTAGATTCGCTTTTGCAAATCCAGCGCACTGGCAGGCAATCTCTCCATACTTTATAGTGCTATTGTTTCTAGCAAATATGAGAATTCCTTTACTCATTAGATTTCTAGTACCTTTTCAATCTTACGTGAACTACGAAGTTTTTCATAGTCATTATAATATTCATTTACTGCTTCGAAATATAGACTTGAAATATCTTCCAAGAATTGTGAAAGATTTTCAATCTTAATTGGAATTTCATTCTTATCTAGAATCACAACAGTATCTTTACCGGATTCAATAACATAGTTAACGAATGAGATTAGACCTTGATCTACTTTGAAGATGCCACCGTTGTGTGAATACGATAGAAGATTTTGTGTTTTAACTTTTAAATTATTTTTTGCAAGGTTGAATGTCTGCATCGCGTTTGATGTTTCAAGCGCACGTTCTAGCTTCATTAGCTTTTCTGTTGGGATATCTGTAGCCATAGTTATACTCCTATATTACTTTGAGTATACTACCGATCTAAATGAAAGTCAACTATTAAAGTTCAGTGATATGTGAGTATGTTGGGAGAGTACTTGCAAGAGCAACACCATCTGTTGTTGTATCGTCTGCATATAGATCGCCGATACTAACAGTTAATGTACCTGCAACATAGTCTGTACCGGTCCAAGAACCACTGTCCGGTGGGTTCTCCCATGTACCGCTATCTGCGAGGTGTGCATCATCGAATGATATCTTGAAATCGATTTCGTTTGTACCTGAAAGTTTTGCATATACGTTGATTTGGTTTTGCGCATAATCAGCAGTACCACCTTTAGTATACACAAGTTCATACGATGTTGTAAGTGACGTAAAACCAGGACCAGGTGTACCTACTTCACCAGTACTTGATGTTGTGTTAATCGCAAATTTTATAACACCAACTGTTGAAATAAGTTCTTCCCAAGCCACAGACTGTGCATGAGAGATATCGACATTTGTAAGAGAGTTATCAATGCGCACTTCTCCGCCCGTATTAAAGAAGTGTCTGCGTGTATCTTCGTCTGCGAATGTCGCGTTGAATTCATAAAACACAGTACCAGTCCATGTGGGAGTACCGGATTGTGGATCATAGTATGTGTTTGATGATGCTAACTTATTACCCGCAAGAGTCATATATGCCAAGTTAGCATTTAATTTATTTGATATAATAGAATTCATATCGAATTCCAAGTCAGTAATAATTTCAATAACTTTGTTTATACCTGGGAAAGCTGGGTCGTTAACATCTGTTGGTACTGTTATAGATGTACCTTGGTGTCTCGCCGCATGGTGCATTACTACAAGTAGACGATCCCAATCTTCTGATTTTATCTTATAACCCGGAATAATGTGAGAAACATCTGTGTACAGTTGTGACTGTCCATATCCAGAATCACCAACACCGACGCCAACGATATTGTTAAGATCGTTGTACCAAGCACTTAGGTCTGATGCTCTTATTTTCCCGCCGATGTAGTAACTCTGTGGTGCCATAACAGTTCCTTCTTAAAATTATAGGTTAGATGTAACGTTGTATGTAGGTGCCGCAATAACTACTGAACCCGTAGCGTTACTTGTTGTTCTTGAAGAAACCGAAACAGTTGTTGTACCAGATACAATGTCACTACCAGTCTGTGTACCATAAGTACCACCAACGTGAGCATCGTCAATAATTACACGAACATAAACAACAGTAGCAGATTTATATGCTTGAACTTGTATTGTGTTCATTGAATAATATGTATCGTTTGCATACTCTTGTTTAATAGTCGCATATGATGTACCAAGTTCACTGTACTTTTTGACTGTTGCTAGGTCTACGTTTGTACTATTTGTTGGTTGTACACTTATCACAAATGTACCAAGTTCGGTGCAAAGTTGCTGCCATGATGCTGCCTGTGCGTCTGCCGAACTGTTATGTGATGCTGAAATTCTAATATCACCACCTGCTGTGAACCATGAGTTCATGTGTGCTGTACTACTAAATGTTAAGTTAAAGTCAAATGTATGTGCAGCATTCCAGTTTGATACACTTGAGGAAAGAACTGATGAAACTGACGTATCCCAGTCAACTGCGTATGTCCAAGGAGCCGCATGTTGAGTTGTTAGTGTACTATTAAATGATGCAGCGTTTGATCCATAATGCGACCATGATACAACTGTACCTGCATTCACCGCGGTGAATGGGTTTGTTATGTTGTAAAAGTTAGCAATCTTTGCCGCAGCACTGTAAAGCGAATCATAATATGCATCATCGATTAGATCGCCAGTTGCTGGGTTTGCCGCTACCGCGTGACCCTGGTTATAACCTGAACCAACGGCGCTGCCATTAAGTATTGTATTCATTGTATCGCGCAGCGTCGATAGATCATTGAAATAAATTGTAGATCCAACAGCCATGTTGTACTCCCATTTTGACTAGTCAAGTTTTAAAAGATAATATGAGTTTCCGGATCTCATATTACCCAAGTTGTATTGTTATCGTATATTCTATAATTATTGTTCTGTTCGCTGATAGCAACACTGGGTGAAATGTCACGTGTGTCACTAAAAGTGATCTAGATTCGTCCAATTCGTCATTTACTGTCACACCTGAAATTAAACCAATTTCATCAAAAGTAAATGCCGCAATTGCGGCATCGTCTGTTGAACTGTCAGATACAGGTGTAGTTTCGCCTGTCATTGCAGAAACTTGCGCATGATCCATTTCAACTCTGAATTTTATCTTTGATGTACTGTTTGGAATAGTCTCCGTCAGATCAACTTCTTGGCCAGGATAGTATACGGTTGTATCAAGTAACTCCTGCTGATATGTTTTGTTATATAGCGTAGCGTTACTTGATATAATTGGATACTGGTCATAAGTTGTAAAAACGTTAGGTGATTTATAAGAGATAGTCGTAGTAGATGTTGAGCCACCGTTGCCGAATGCCATCCAATTTATAGATGGGGTCGCGCCGCCTGGATTGATACTGGTAGGTGTTCCGCCTAGCGCACATGCTAAGATATACGCCATGTTACCTGGGTGTATTGCGTTGCGCTTTTTAACCAACACTTCACCGGTGTCTTTATCAAAAATTTTAATAGCACCAATGATTTTTGGTTCTGTTTTCTCGTTAAACATCTAAAAAATTACTCCGATTTCATTATATTATATTTATCATTTCTTGCATCTATCATTTAGTTACCAGCTGTTATGGTCTCAATATGATCTACTACAAATATTGCATCACCGCTTGAGAAATTACCATAAAGACCTGTGTAAAGGCCTCTGTCCGAAATATTTAATTCTGCACCAGATAAATTATCATACATCATGAATTCAAGACCGTTCTCATTTTCAAGCGCAATTAGCCTCTTTGTTTTTGACTTTGCAGACCTAAACAGAGTTTCGTCGTTAACTACGATTTTGTTACCGTATACGTTGCTTACGGTATCTGTCTGTCCTATGTGTACAATATAACCTCTACCAAACTGATCATATACATAAAACTTCAAATTGTCAAGTGTCAATCTAGTTTCATCTGTCCAATTTACTTCTTTGAATAAAACTGCGTCATTCGCATATGCTTGTACAAAACCAGTATCAAAACCATCAGGTTCACTAGTCAAGTCAACGTCATTACGCAGTAATTTACCAGCATCATACGTTGTTGTGATATTCTCACCTGTAGTCGCATCTGCTATATTATCGTTTCCTTCACCAGAAAGGACGTTAAGTTTATATCTGCTGTTGTTACCAAAGTCCATTGTTATTTCAATGTGGCGTTCTTCTGAAACATCACTTATAATATCATCTTCTAATGTATACTTTGATTTCACATTACGAACTTTAACGTGATACGGTTTTGTTTCGTTAATGTAATCTAGCATATCTTGGTATGAATCTCTTTGATATACTGCATGTTGTGCCAATGGACGATATGTAAAGTTCACATCAATATAACTTGTCTTGAATATTGACAATTCGTGATCATGTCGTTCTGTAAACATGTAATCTACCATACCGATAACAATCTGTTTCATAATTTCATCACCACCGTTATCTTCTATCATATTGATAAATTCTATAATCTGTACTGCTACTACGTTATCAAAATACGTATCATATGAGTTTATAGGATAAACCATATCTTCAAATGATAGATTGATTGCTGAATTTGATCGCTTCACTAGTCGAAGTTCACCATTAACTGGATAGTAATATGAATCATATACATCATTTTTATCTATGGTTATTTTAAATGAATTAACACCAT